TACTGAGAGTGATCCATGTAATCATTTTGACGATAATTTATTATATAGCACAATAGCTATACATGCTCCTAAAACACCCATAAACAATCCAGAAGGCTGCAAATCAGTTGATTTACCAAGAACATAAACAACAGCCCCTCCCATATATGAACCGGCTATGCCAAGAGCAACGGTCTTTAAGAAGCCAAAATTTTCTTCTCCAGGAATTATAGTTTTTGCAATAGATCCCACGAATATTCCATATACAGCCCATATTAATAAACTAAACATTTGCAGCCTCCATTAAGGTTGTAACTTCATCATCCGTGACAGATTCTCCTATATCTAGTATGGTCTCTGTAAGCTTAATGCCATATTTATTATAATCTTCTGACGATAATTCTTTACGAATTATTCTTTTAATTCTTAGTCTTGTAAACCAGCCCCTCTTGAAAGAAAGATCTTTAATTGTTTCAACATAGGTATTAGTTTTATCCTGAGAGGTCATGTTTTTTGTTTTATTTTTATTACATTCTTGTAGAACTCTGGTGACTGTCAATATGATACTAATTATCATGAGTATCGCTATAATACTACCAAATTTTTGATTAGGATCTATATTAACTTGGTTTAAAATTTTTTCAGCTATTTTATTTAGTTTTTCATTATTCTGTTGTGACATTATTTATTATCTCCTTAAAATTGACTTTGGTTCACACGAACCATCAACGCAATTATTTAAAGTTTTATTGTTACTTGTTGATTGCGCTCCGTCGCTTTTTTTATCTGGAATACAATATCCACAATCTACTTTTTTAATTCCATCTCCGCTGATATACCATCCTTGACCTTTACAAACAGGACATTCTTTACGAGGGTATTTCTTACTACTATCAGAATTTTTTACTTTTATAACACTAGCAGCTAATGTAACAGCGGCTGTTGATCTTGTGCGAGAAAATGGCACGGTGTCATTGGCTGTATTTAATAAAAATAAAGAAGATACCATTAATAATATAATTGTTTTCATATTTATACATTGTGCTCTAGGGAACGGTTTTCACTGTTTATTAGAAGATTATTTTCTTTGTCAAAAATAGATACCTGACTTACTTGCTCAATTGTTTCTAGTAATTCAATTATTTGTTTTGGATATGGTTGTTGATCTAATTCTGCTGTCATGGATTCTATTAGTGATGGTTGTAAATTATCTCCGTAAATTTTGATATTATAATTTGTAAGAGATATCTCTGATACTAATGTATGACTCATTATTATTTACCTATAATTTTATCTTTTAGTTTATTGATATAAGGAAATCTTAATTTTGGAGGCTTGGGTACTGTGTCATCAGTTCTCTTTTCTGTACCAAAAATTTTAGCTAAAGACAAAATAAAAGAAGTAATTATGCTTATTAATCTATTAAGTGCAATTCTATCTAATATTCTCATAAATAAACTCCGAAACCATAATCAGGCAATTTTTGAACAGGGAATCCATCAAAATTACTAAATGCATAACTGCCATTTTGTGCTAGCATACCAGCTGCTACGTCTGACGTAATAAGAAAACTTCCATCAGGTATTTTACCCCAATTAGGATGTCCACCATCATTCCATTTGCCCCAACTGTTTTGTACTAAAAATAATGGCTCACTTCCAGTATCATCGCATGCTATCCAAGCCATACAATGGGCCCAGTTGCCACTAACACTGGCTATTCCTTTCTTGTCTCTTTTATTACTAAAACCATAATTAGAACATACTGCTATTCCATATCCATTAGCCAAGGCATCTCTGGCCTCTTCTATGCTTTTAATTAAACTTACAGTTTTTATTTGATGATTATTTGCTTCATCAATAACTTTGTCTGGCAATCCTCTTGCTCCCCAACCAGCACCAAGATTACCATTATATTTACTAAAATCTGCAACACCTTTGTAGTTTTGGCGTAACACTATCCCGCCATTTTTACTAACAAATTCAGCGGCTCTGGCGCAACTCATTCCTTGTCCACCATGTCCACGAGCACCATAAATAGCCTCTGTTGCTCCACGAGCTATCCAAGATTCTTTTTCTCTATGTACATCTATTTCTACTGCTCTACTAATATCACAAGCATTTCTTGTTCCATGGGAAACACAATCTCCAGTAGTTTGTCTTTCATTATATGGATTTTTATCAAATTTTAAAACACTTTTATACGGTGCTGATAATTTCCCTTTACCACTATTTTTAATCTTAAAGCTAGCGTCACCAAATAATGGATATTTACTAACCTCCATTAGATGATCGAATATATGAGGCTCCCATAAACAACCACTAAATCCTTTTCTGTAGTTATTATAAAGATCTTGTGGTGTAAATCTAGACATTATTTTGCTCCTTCATTACATGCCCATGCAAGAGCATTGAAACCTTCAACTGCTTTTTTTCTAAGTTCTTTATCCAAAGACACATTATCTTCTCCAATTGTGCTTGTAATTACACTATTACAATTTTCAGCTAATTGTGGATATACTCCATCTATATCAAGCCCTAACATAATTCCACTCAGACTATTCGCTTGACGAATTTCTTCTGTGGTCTTAATTATTTCTTTGTCTTCTTCTAATGCTATTAGTTTTGCCAAATCAGAATAAAGAGAAGCAAGATTTTTGCCATCATTAGTTCTTGAAGAAGGACCAGCTTTCAATGACTTTATTACTAATTCACACTCATCTAATAAATACTCAGAAGGTTTTTCTAAATTAATAATTACAGAATTTGATTGCTTATTATCATTTAATAAATTACTAATATCTGGTTTGAGTAAACCAATTAAAATCAATAATCCTGCAATAATTAATAAAATATTTTTGGTATTCATACTATTTCCTTTTCTTTATTGCAAACATTTGGAGACAAATATGGGAACATTTGATCAGCTACCTTTATTGCTTCCGCACAACCGCTTTTTACAGCAAGGTCTCTAGTTTGCTTCCATGAAACAACTAATTTAAAAAATGTATCTTCGTTATCTTTGATTGTTGTTTTAATTACTTCTGGAGTAACAAATAAAATAGGATCTGTTTTTACATTTTTATTTTTTAGTTTGTTAACTAAATCTAATATAGTTGTTTGTATAGGACTGAGTTTATCCTTGAATAAAACCCATAGAACTATACCTATACCAGCATATAAAGCTAAATCCATAGTTGTGACTTTACTAGCAAATTCCTCGAAACTTTCTGTGTAATTCATTTGCTTTTTCTCTTTCTTTTTGTTGTAGATTTTAGATTTTGAGATTCCATAACAACAGGCTTGGTCTGGAAAATGCCTATGTCTCTGAATGTTGCGACCATTGCGTCTATAGTTGATCCCACAAGAATCATCAAAAATGATTTGATGTATTTATGCATAGCAGGCTCTAACAGATTAGGAACAAATGGAACATCAACAACCAAGAATACTTTATCATAAAAATTAGAAATGCTATCCATAGCAATTATTTTTTTATCTGATCCTTTTAAAGTAGATCCTGTTTGTTCTATAGTTTGAATAACAATAGCTACTGCTAATTGTAAAACTTTCCATGCTTGACTTACGGCAACTCTTTTTACTTCCTTAAAGGATTCTTTGGTCTCATTAGTTAATTGATTTAAGGCTAATTGAACCATATCAATCGGGGTGGCATTAGACATATATACCTCTTATTTTTATATGATGTTTCCTATAATAGAATACACCGCAACTTGACCTATTTTTTAGGTTTGCGCTTTTTGATAGTAGAAGATATCTTTTTTTTGGTAGGTCTTGGTATCGGCTTATCTGAAATATTAGATTCTTTTTTCCTATTATTGATTGCTACTTTAGATCTTTCTTCTTCAGTAGCAGTACTCCACCAAGTTTGTTTAATTTCTTTTCTACTATTTACATATTTCCATAATATAGCTAATTGACCACCAATTAAAATAACACTTTCTACACCATGACTAACATCTCTAATTAGATCTTCTTTTTGACCATTTTCTCCTATTAGTCCAACTAAATATAATCCGCTAAAAAGAAAGCTTACTAATGTGAACCAAAATTCACTAGTCTTATAACCTGGTTTTATCATAATTATAACCTATATTATGAGCCTTGAGTAGCATTGCCATGGTAGTAACTAGGATCGTCAAATCTATTTGTATATTTAGCTTGTATGGACTCTATTGTGGGCGTATTTTTAGTATAAACATTTGATACGTCTTTAGCTGTTAGTCCTGTAACTTTTGTACTAACAATTAGGGTTCCATTTTTGATATCATTACTACTGTTTGCTTTTGTAATATCGTTAGGCATAATTTATCTCCATTAGTGTAAAATTCTATTTTCTAGAGCTTCTAAAGTTTTACTTAGAGTTGCTATTTGAATTTTTAATTCATTCATGACATCTGAATTGCGTTGAAGAGCAGCAGAGAACGTAGCCTGAGTTTCTTTATTAGTATTGAGTCTTTCCATAATAAATTGTTTGTCATTAATATAGGGAGATTGTGTTTCAATCATATGTAATACTTCTGATTTAGTTGCCATGTTCCTTCCTATAGTTACCCAAAAACCAAGCATTGTAACTATTACTCCAATGCATGTTGTGGCAATATTTTCCCAGAAATGTATAATTGTATCGCTCATTTTTTTATCTCCGTAAATTAAATAAGCCAACGAAAATATCATTGGCTTATTTTTGTTTATGAACTTAAATAATAATTATAATGGTAATTATCAGCCTGTTTTAGCTTCATAGCTTTTTTGAACTGGTGTTTTACCAACAAGATAAGCCAATGTGCCAGGAGATGATCTGCTAACAGTAGCAGCTTCGTCTGTATAGAATGTATCAACAGCAACAGTTGGGGCTGAGCTAAAGGTACCAGAATAAATATTCCAATTACCAGCTCTTATCGCTGTTGTGAGTCTACGAGTTCTAATACTATTGATATAGTGAATACCAGTTGTTAAGCTTGGGACTGATGCTCCACTGAGTAATTTTGTGTTAGCTAATCCAGCCAACACTGTTGAACTACGTACTGCGATTGGCTCAAGATTATTGTATGCAAAAACACCAGAATTATTTGCTGGATCTGTGTTAGTTCCATTCACAACTGTTGAGCCAAAAGCACTGAATACAGTTCTGCCTAATGAAATACCATCTAATTGTGTTGATTTGGATCCAGCATTAACAGACGAACCACCATTATTTTTGGTTGATACTGCTGTTACTGCGGAGCCGCCTTGTTGAATTGTGGCCATTTTTTATCTCCAGATGAAATGGGATACTAAAGTAATATTACTAATGTAGTAATACCCCTAATATAGATTATTTTACAAGATTTTTTGAATTAGGTCTAGTCCATTGATGGAAAATAACTTAATTCCGTGTAAATTGGCCTTTTCTATAGTTCTTATATGAGATTCAAGCCATATATTACCATTGCATATTATTTTTATGTCTGGAACTTTTTTATTGATTAATGCTGAGGCTAATATATTATCATTAATATCGTCTAAAGAATGACCAGAGGATGGATATACAGTAGATATCCCATGATCAAGAAGGATTTGGCATACCTTGTACAATAATTCATATGTATATATGCGATACTCTAATATATATCTAAGTTCTACATTATTTTCTAAACATAAGCCTAAACATTCCTTGATATCTTCTTTAAATTTATCATATTTTCTATTACATAATGAGTGTGAAGGTAATAGTAATTCTATAATATTGGCTCCATTTTTAATGGATGAACTTATAGAAGATAGTCTGGACCTAAGATCTAGAGTTCCAAGAGGGTAGTCGATAGGACAAGATAATTTTATTGAATCTGGTATATTTAATTTAGCTAATTTTAAATATGCTGGCAAAACAGATATGACATTAACGCGACTTTTTGCAGCTATTAATATGTTATTTTTTGTTTCTAATTCATTGCTTGATGTGTCATAGTAGCCATATTCTATATTCATAGTTATTTTTTCTTAACTAGATTTTTTAAACTATCTATATTAGGGTATTCTTTTGTACATAATACACCATCCGCAAACCCATAATCAACAGCTTCTTTTGCGGATAATATCCAATCACATCTGTTTGCTAATTGAGATTGAATATGTTTTTTCGCCATCATTTTTTTCCAATTTTTATCTTTTGCCATATCGCTATTCATGCACCTTTCAACATATATATCAATCATCTTATCACATTCTTTTTCATTCCATTGAACACTTTCTGCCGCCGCTTTACTATGTTCGCTATCTAGGCTTATAGATCCATAATGTATCAATACATTCACATTTGGCATTAGTACTCTTAAGTCTGGCGCTTGTAAAATAATACTACTAGCAGACTGAGCTTTTGCGTAAGCTAAGATTATAGTTTTAGATTTTGATTCTTTGATCGTATCGTAAATACCTAAACAATCCTCCCAGTCTCCTCCTGGGATATGCATATGAATTAGAATAGGTTCATTTGAAAGTTGATTTAAGTATCTCATATTTTTTTCAAATACTATAGCAGACTTAAAATTAACCTCTTCGTTATCACTTTCATTTAGATCAGAATGGAGATATAATTCTCTATTTTTTAGATCTAGTCCATATGTATGAATACAGTATAGGTCATGCTCTATAGAATTATTGGCTCGTGGCATTGCTATTCCTCTAGATGAGAATAAATGGAGGAAGAGACTTTGTTCATAACCTCTCCACTATTGAATATTTTACCAATAGCGATTCTAAATCTATATCTAGTGAATATATCTAAGGTTTCTACTCCATCTACAGATTCTATAATATTAGCGATATTAGGAGTAATAGAAAAATTTGTATGTCCTGTCCAGAAATTAAAAATTTTACTAGATGCTGTATATTCGTTAATAGGAACTATACCCATTGGAGTAGATATAACTTTGATCTGAGTATTTTTTTGTTGATTAATTTCTTTTTTTATCATATTATCAAATATTTCGCCAGGAATAATGTCTTCGTCTTCGTAATTACTTTCTTCGCCTTCATCATCTATTTGGTCAAAAGTATCTTCTTCTTCACCAAAAAATGGATCGACCCATTTTTCCCACACTATTATTTTTTTTGAAATAGACATTGCAGCTCTCCGTTCTATATTATTATAATACCCCGAGCTACTTCTGTCTTGCGATAGAAAATACCTGAGACGGTTTAATAATAGGCTGATTTTGATTGTTGGTAATATTATTCCTCTTTTCTTGCTCTATAAGAACCAAATTAAATATTAGATTTTCATAAAAAAGAGTATCTTCTGGACTAGAAGAATTAGATTTTATTATAGACAAAATTTCTTCTCTCATTTTTGAATTAATGGTCATATATAAAAACTTAGCGAAAGTTTGCGATAATGATTCTATATTTGCAAAATCGCTAAATTCTGGAAAAAGACAAGAAACATTTATTTTAGACTCTTCATCAATCTCAAATCTAATTGAACCTAAAATTTTTTGAGGCTCTTTATTTTTTACAAAAAAGAATGATGAAATTTTCTTAAAATAGATTTGTACATAGCTAATATATTTTTTCATAGAATGTACATTGCTCTAGTGAAAAATCTATCATGAATTATTTTTTTGCTTTTAATTAAATTACCAGAGAGAATATTTTTTTCATATTCTTTAGGAATCATTCCAATAAAATAAATATGATTTTCATTATCTATATTACGAACATCATATAACTTGAGCTCTAACCAATCAATATTAACGTATAAATATTTTTTTACTAATTCTGATAGATTCTCTTTTATGGGCTTTGATGTATCATTATCAATATCTGGTACAACTAGCTCTGCCTCATCTAATGATAATATATATGATTCATTATTCTGAATATCATATGACATTATAATTAATTTTAATTTATTCATACGTCTTGATTAGTCCTATCGCTTTTTTGATATTTTGCCTTATGGCTTCTCTGGTAACTCCGTATATTTTCCCAATTTCATTTAGAGTGAGATTTTCAAAATAATATAGCTTTATTTGTTCTTTTTGCTTATCACTCAATATATCAGAAGACAATAAAGTATCTATGCACTCAGTAACTGATCCATCCTCTTCTTTTTGTATTAGAATATCTAGCGGGTCTTGAGCATCACAAGGAATATTACTATAATAGCTTTTTTCAGTAATGTTATCGTCGCTAAAATCTAGTGAGTAGTGTTTATGCTTTGGCGATTTATTGTATTTTTTAGTAATATATGTTTGTATAGCCCATATTGCGCATTGGTTTCTATAAGCATACTTACTTTTATGTTGTCCTGTTTTGCCTGTTCTATTTGCATCCCATTTCCAGTCTGCTTGCATAATGGCTGTAGCAACATCAGATATAGCGTCTTCGTTGGTTAGCATTTCTTTTCTTAAAGATTCATAGAACTTACCAGCAAATTTTGATATGGTCTTTTTTGCTAAAGTCATATATGTAGACAGACTTTCAAACTCAATCGTATTTTCCATCCTAAAGCTCCTAGTTAAATTATGTTAAAATCAATTATTTAGTCAATTTTTTCCACTGATCTGAATCTGGACGATCTTTATCTCCAGGTTTTGCTGGACGATAATTTTTACCTTCTTTTTCTCTTTTTTTGCGAATGTTTTCCCAAAGTCCAGGCTTGTCCGCTGATGATATTTTATCGGCAGACTCGGTGACGTACATGATAAAATCATGGATCGTTCTCATATAGTCCTCTGTGATAGCGATTTTACCTTGTAGCCAGCTTTCTGTCAAGTTTTCTTTAATAGATGGGCTATCTAATGAATTTAGAATATTTTGAGCATGATTAGCAATTGCTCTTAGAGACCCAACACTCATTTCATAGAAATCATTTTTATATTCCATCATTTCCATTTCTGGAGACTCTTCTTCAACATCTTCAATTTTTGTAAAATCTGTTTCCTCTTCCGAGTTAGACTTATTTATAGGAGCTTTTTGTGCAGCTTCTGTTACGTTTTCTGTTATTGAATTCAACAAGTCATATATTCTATCCATTTTTACACCTGTAATGTTAGGAAGTTATCTATACCCATTTGTTCTATTAATTTAATATAGCTTTCATATAATTGAATACCATTTTCACTGCCTTGTAGAAGAGGAATCATAATTTGAGCTGTAAGTTCGTCCCCTATACTTCTAGCAGCTAATATTGTAGCTTTTTCTGTTTCAGCAGCTTCTTTAACTGATGCTAAATTATATCGTATCATTGCTAACATATCATGGCGAGTCCAAGAAGGGGGACTAACAACTAAAGGTTGATAATCTATATCAAAGAACTCTAATCTTTTAAGATTTTCTATAGAATGTTGATGCTCTTCTTCTGCATCTGCCTTGATAACAGCAGCTAATTTTTTATATCCCCATCTTTCCAAGTGAGCGGCTTGGGCTGTTAATGATGTGGTCTGTTGCCAATGAATATTGAGAGATTTTTTAAGTAACTCTACCACATTCAGATTAGCTTGGCTAATATTAGTTTCTGTTGATGTTGACCCCTCTACAGTAATGGATTGATTTTTTAATAGTTCTTCTATAGATTGCATATTAGTTATTTCCTTTGAATTTACCATGCTTTACAGGACCAGTAACGAGCTTTCCATTTAGGACCAGGATTATCACAATTATGTCTTGCTCTAAAACTTTTACGCCTTTCGGGAATGTTCTTTTTTATTTTCATATTAGGATCGCCAAAATTAACTTTGACTACATTTCCTTTTTCGTTCTTTACATATACGCTAAATTTTTTGGGGCCATCAGGCGTTCTAAATGGTTTGTTTAGAGTAACTTTTCTTCCATTTTTTTCAGCTGCAATAATCTTACCATCCTCATCGATAATTTCTGATGCTTCTATTTCTATTACAAATTCATCCCACTCATCATCCCAAGAGTAATTATTAGCTAGCAATTCGTTATGAACTTGCTCTATAAGAGAAGATCCTTTTGTTTTTGTTTGAGATAGACACACAGCGACTCTTTGTTTTGTGTCTTCGTAGTCTTTTTTCATCACTTCATCGCTCATGCATCTTGAAACGAACTTTTGATTATCTTCATTTTTTTCTGGTTTAGGAATAGGCATAGTATTTCTCCTTACTTTGATATACACTGAATCAAAGCATCAGTGGCATTGCTCCACGATAACTTTTCGGCCATTTCTAAACCATTTGGATTAGTATTTATTCTATTTTTATAGGCATATCTCATAAATTCTTTGAATTGATCAATTTCTTTATCTCCTATTTTTGCCCATTTTCCAAAATTTCTAAAGTATTTATTATCATTGGCCAATTCTAAATCTGTTATTTCAACAAGAAAAGAATTTTTTTCATTACAAAAAGCGGTATGGGCTGAATAATTAGTTGTTATGACTGGCTTATTCATAGCCATCATTTCAAGTAACTCCAAATTCCAGCCTTCTGCTCTTGATGGAAATATCCCACAATCTGCATAACTCATTAATTGAGCAACTTCTTCTTGAGTATTAAGCCTTGGAAATATTTTAATTTTATCTTTAAGCTTACTATTCATATATAATGAATGCCAGTATTCTAATTCCTGAGAACTAAAAGCAGCTTCTGAAGATGATCCATTTATCCATAGCTCTACATCATCTTCCTCTGAAAATGTTTCATTAAATAAATTAATTAATATATCATGTCCTTTTCTTATTTCCCATTTTCCTATATTCATAAATACATATTTTTTAGGATCTTTTAGCGACGGCTTAATTGTATGATCAAATAAACTTACATTAACGCCTAAAGGAACAATATCTATAGTTTTATTTATTCCATTACTTTCTAATACTTTCTTTGCCCATTCACATGTAACTATAATATGATCTGTACTATTTAGATGATGAATTTCTTTTTTTGTTAAATCTGTTAGTTCAAAAAATGGAAATGCAAAAAATTTACCAGTACCTATTCTAGCACCCAAATCAAATTGATGCCATATTTTTAAACACGGAGCATCTTTATCAAAATCTTCTTGTTTTTCAAAACTTTTGAAACAAGCGGCCGCATCATCTTGGTTTTCAGCATTAATCTGTCCCATTGGGAAAAGGGTGACATTATGTTGCTTATCATAAAGTTGCTTTAGGAAATTAATGCCAGCAACGCCATATCCAGTATATCCTATTGCAGAGAAAAAGTTGATATTCATTTTTCATATATCCTATTGTGGGTGTTGTTTACTTGTATAAATGTCGTTTTTTTGCCGAAATCTTTTATTTTATTTGCTCCTATATATGTGCAGGCGCTTCGTATTCCTCCACAAATATCTTGTACGATATCTTCAGCCGTTCCCTTATATGGAACTATGACGCATTTGCCTTCTGCTGTTCTGTATTTTGCTATTCCATTATGGTGTTTATCCATAGCATTTTTGCTACTCATCCCATAATATTGTAAAGATACTTTTCTTTTTTCAGTATTTGGGTCACCAGGATCGTATGGCTGATATCCTCCACTCCTCATTTTATATTCATATTTCCATTCTCCTTCACATTCATTTGCTCCAGCGAACATACTACCAAGCATAACAAAATCACTATTTGCTCCAAATGCTTTACAAATATCTCCTACTACTTTGCATCCACCATCTGAACAGATATGTCCTCCAAGACCATGAGCAGCATCTGTACATTCCATTACAGCACTCAATTGAGGGTATCCAACGCCAGTTTTTAAACGAGTGGTACATACACTACCTGAACCTATACCAACCTTGACTATATCAACCTGACCATGAATTATTAATTCTTCTGTCATTTCTGGAGTAACAACATTTCCGGCCATTATAACTGATTCTGGAAATAGTTTTCTTATATGAGCTGCTGTTTTTACAAATTGTTCAGTATATCCATTCGCAATATCTAAACATATATTTGGGCCTGGACGATGTTTGCCTTCTGTCAGATGGTTATGAACGTAAGATAATTTTTCTAGATCTTTCTGTCCAGTTCCTATGGAATAGAAAACTAGGTCTTTATTAGGAATATTGGGATCGCTATAAAAATCAATATATTTATCTGGTGAATAATGCTTATGTAAACAAGTTATGGCACTATGCTTGACTAGTGATTTAGCCATAGCAAAAGTTCCGACAGTATCCATATTAGCTACCATAATTGGTACTGCCAATAATTTTCTTGGAGAATATTTAAATTTAAATTCTCTATGAATACATACATCAGATCTGCTATTGAGTGTGGATCTTTTAGGACGAATAAGAACATCGTCAAAATCTAGTTTAATTTCATTAATTATTTTTTGCATAGTTTTCCCAATTAATATTATTATTTATGTCGTTAGAAGTATAAGTGGTTCTTTGATGATAAAAATGCCAGATAGGATCGGATACATATGTTCCGTTAGTATCTCCTATGTTCTGTACGCGAGAAATTAATGGCTTTATTTGTAGTAGTCTTTTGCCTCCACTAAACAAAGAATTATTCAAATGAGTGTCCCAAGAAATTCCTCCATTTCTTGGAGATAATTGCTTCGTCCAATTGTCTTGAATAATTTTCCATTTATTTGACCAAAAGGCACAACCCCAAGCACAAAAGAATCTTTGAGAAATAACTTTATACGTGTCTGTTTCATTTATTTGTTCTGTTTTATTATATCCTGTGATAGAATAAACGTTTTCATCATTTTCATATTTCTCAAATACATACTTATAGTATTGTAATGAATCCTTTGTAATAGGAGTATCATCTTCTATATGTAGAATATATGGAGAGTATTTAGAGTCAACAGCTCTTTGTATAGCCGATAAAGTATTACGATTACATCCTATTGGAGTGTAATTGATTTGCATATCTTTTTCTAATGTAAAATCATCAAATACGGATATTATTTCGTCAGAATAAAAATCAGCGCTTACGAAAAGTTTTATATTTAGATTTGTAATATCACAAGATAGAATGCTGGATAGTACTTGTCGCAGCATTTCTTTTCTTCTAAAACAAGTGATAGATAATGCTATATTCATATATTAAAGAAATACCATCTATTATGAGAATCTATATTTGCAGCAGTATCTATAGAATTCAGATAAGACTTAATCTCATCCCAAGAAGAAAAGATCATCATGTGCGGTATTGTTCCAAATAGCCAATCTGGAGTATTCTTTTTTCCTTGAACCATGTGTATTATGATTGGTTTTTTTTGACGATTTGCCCAAAAAATTTCTTCATATGTTCCACAGGGATGAACATCTAGATCAAGATTGACTATCAAGAAATCACTAATATCAACGAGTCTTAAATCAACTGATCGTATAGTTTTCATTAACGAAGATAATTCATTATAGCTTTCTTGTAATTTTAATTGAGTTTTGAGTTTATGTGTCTCATTATCCTCTTGACCAAGAATGGTTGGTTTTTTTATCGGATTAAAAACAACAACTCCGATTTCTTCTAAAAATGGAGTTATATTATCTCTCCATCCATTTCCTCTGTCTGGAACTCTATCCATAGCACCAGCAAGATAAACTCTTTGATTTTTTAGTCTATTATTCATTTTCAATAATCAATAAACATATAGGATACAAAATTTTTTGATCTTTTGATGCCATTGTCAAAAGTTCCATTATTGATCTTTTTAAGATCAGTAAGTCCTTTGGTAATCCCAGCAAATATAGCCAAAACCAATAATATATATGTCATATCAATTCTATTTTTTAATAAAAGTAGTGTTAGGTTGGTAAACAAAAGTTGTGTAATCTCCCCATATATCATCTATCAAGTCACTTATGAAGGACCAGTTACCTCCAGAAAATCCGCATCCAAATTTTGGGGCATGTATTTGGAATAAGGGTCTATTAGATACATTTTTATCAATATTGTTTTTTATAAAAATACTAATATGAGACATGCATTTGGCTAAAGATCCATAGTTTATTAGTCTCTTATTAGATAATTTTGAAGGTTGATTGTGGCAAATCATATTTGCAAAAATTAATTTGTGTCTATATTCTGATTTTATTGGAATATCTATAAATTGCACATGTCCAGGATTTGTTTTAATAAAATTTTGACCTAGTAACAAAAAATTTGTTTCTACTTCTGGATAAAGATCCGCAATGTTCTTGGCAAAACCATTTTTAAAGGTATTTGTATTTCCGCATATATGAGGAATTAAGATAGAAGATCCATTAACACCTGATTTTAGAATACTGTTGACAGTATCAAATATATTATTCTGACTCATTCTAAAAGAATGAGAATTGATTAGAGCGTTTCTTGGCATGGTTCTTCTCCTTTAACGTATGATAGCACAAAAGGAGCCGAAGTCAAATCATGTATTCATGGCGTTTCGTCACAATAGTGTCTGGACTCTAGGATACCATACCTGAGATAGTGAACTTTTGCTTTTATCTCGTTTGTTATTTCGCCTTTTTTAAGATCTGAATTTAATGATAGATATTTTTTCCAATCAAAATTTGAAGGAAGTTTATTTAAATTATATATACGTCCTTCTTTTGATCCATTATTAATAAAATGACTTAAAGCATAAGCTTCTATAGCGTTTTCTGATAGTGCATGAATTGGTATTTCTTTTATTATATCTTCATTACATATGAGATATATATTATATTCAAATTGATCAGGAATGCCCAATGATTTATATATTTTGTTTCTATTTTCATCATTAATTTTTAAAAATTTACCATAAGTATCTGGATATGTATCTATAAAAGGAAACAAAAAATAAGAAGAGTCATACTTATCTATTTTTTTTGAAATGTTTCCATATTTTTCAATCATCTTATTATTAAGAATTAGATTAGACTCAGTAAATATAGAGAATATATACTTATTTTGAGTTTTGTATACCTCTCTTGAGGTATCTTCTTTGCCATCATTTTTCCATGACCCATTCCTTACTCTATTAAATTTTCTAGTTAAGTAATAGTTAAGTGATTGTGTAATATAATGGGCTAAAAAAATATCAGCTTTTGTCGGATCTAGATTATCAGGCAAGATAATACTTTTAGAATTTGGGTGGTGTGCTCTGTGTTCAAAGTGAATATAATCATGATATATAGAATCAGCAGATATATAATTTTGAATTTTATTATCCCAAATAATATGATCTATTAATATTTTTGATTTTATCAAACACTTCATAGTTGGAGATGGTGGCTCTTGGCTACTGTAGGATACAACAGAATTGGAGTACTGAAAAGTATCAATAATTGAATCATAAATTGATTGATTCTCTATAAATCCGTGACCAAATAATATCCATCTAAAACCTATGGTATCATATTCATTATAACCATCAGATAAAAATTCTTGGATAGTATCATAATTTTTTAGATATAGAAATTCATCAGCATCAATAAAGAAACAATATTCATAATTATTTTTAGATAAAATATTATCAATAAAATATTTAGCATCAGATCCTTGTGATCCGGTTTCATATTTTAATATAGTTATTAGTGATAAATATTTTTTATCTATAAAATACTGTATATTAAATTTAGAATTTAAATCTTCTCTGATAAATATATGATTGAAACCTAAATTTATGTAATGAGATATAAACTGATTAATATTTAATTCATCTAAACATGTACAATATATACAACATGTATCATTCATATAATTTTTTAATAGGTTGAGGTATTATATCCAGTATTGTAACAGCATCCATTAACCAGATGAGCAGCCCTGTAATTATTTTTCATTGCAATAAGATTACATTTATATTCTGTTATAACTCCAGGCTCATTTTCATTATCCATGTGTTCTGCATAGCCATTTGGAAAAAATTTATTATAATCCGATTTTCTTCTTAATCCAGGATTGAAACTAAATCCACACCAATTTCCTGTATTTGGAACAGATACCATTCTGTATTTTATATTATTTCCAATAGATAAGATATTATTTTCAAAAAGAGTTTTATAACTTCCTTCATTTTCAGCCATATGATCATGGGAGTGTCTACACCATATCTGATGTATATCTGGTCTACGAGAAAGTATTTCTATAGAATCAAGAATAAAATTTTTATTACCACCAAAAATATAATCATCTTCTATATGAAATATATATTCCGTATCAATCATATTATATATTTTGTCTATGGATTTAATTTGACCAATTCTAGATTCGTTTTTCAAGAAATCAACATCTGGATATTTATCTTTTAATAAAACAAGATCTACTGCTGGATTATCTTCTAAAACAATAAATCTTTCAATAGGATAAGTATTAAGGTTTAAAAATGTTAATATACATTGATCTAATGATTGTATTCTACCATAAGATGTTACACAGACGCTTACTTTGGTCATTTACCATCTTCCTTCTGGGCATTTTTGATCAGCCCATGCTAATTTATTTAGAAATATTTTTTTATTAGATAGATTGCATCCGCATATCTTACATTCTGATTTAACAGAATCGTATTTCTCGCAAGCAACACATATGTTAAATCTTCTATTTATTTCTTCTTGAGAACTTTTAGGCAAGCCTGCGTTAATATGAAACCATAAAGATCTTAAAAAGGTTTTGATTTTAATAATTGTTAATGTCATCTTTTTTCGTTTCTATGAAAGGAACTATATTATTATCTTTATCAGTATAGAATAATTGTATAATTTCTATCATTGTATTAGGCTCTAGCCATCTAGAAGAACCATCAGTTATAGAAATGCAAAGTCTTTGTCCGTTCTTTTTAAAATCGGATGTTACTATATAATAGCAATTATTATGGTTGATACAATTTCCACTATTGACTAATTCAATGTATTTCATTTTTTCCATATGTATAAGAGGTTGTTATGCACGGCATGTTACTTGGGTATTTATTTTCTATATATTTTGCACATTCAGATAATTCAAAGTCTACATTAGGACCTCTTTCACTTTGATCCTTACAATTATGATGTACTAGTGCTGGTAATACATAATTTTTCATACCTTTGTTTTGTGACTGTAAACATATGTCAAGACCATAAGAATGATTATACGGTATATTAGTGTCAAAAGATAGATTTTGATTATTTTTTACCACTAAAAAACATTCGTCCAAATATGATATTTCAGATGGAGTACTATATTCGGGGCTTAATAATATTGTTCCCCATTTTTTATTGTTTTTTTCTTTCAAACATCCTATATTTATATATCCTGGTCCTTTTGCGGCAATTATTTTACCATCGCTAACAGGATATTGAATTGATCTATTATTTCTTATGTTAAGAACCCCTGCGGTTCCGCAAACACCCCAATTGCAATCTATATCATTTAGCTTAAATATTGAAGAAATAAGTTCATCTTGGAATTTTTCATGAAAAAATACATCATTATGAGCATAAGCTATGTATGTAGAATTAGTTATTGTAATAGAAGAATATGAGTCAACACATTTTTTAAACCCATTGATCCTTATAAATGGAAAAACTTTATCTATATATATTTTTGACTTTGCAATATTTTTCTCAAATACACCAGAATTATCATCTGATACTACAAAGGTAAAAAGATTTTTAGCCATGATGAATTATGTGTAATCGTTCCATTCTTCCCATATCTCGTCAGCTCTAATAGAATTTTTTTTATTTTTGAATTCTTTTTTTGCCTTATTTAAGTGTTTATATTCATCACTAATAGACTCTGTTTCTTTTTGTCTATTTTTAGAAATTTTATTTCTTCTTTGTGTCTTTTCTGACTCAGTTAAGTTATTATCTTTATTGTTGTCTTTATTGTTGTCTTTATTATTGATCATGGTATATATTTAAAAAGTTCTGGATGATGTATTCCGTGAAAACCAAATGGTATATTATTTTTATCGTAATCGCCAACTTCTATCGAAAATCTATACCCTAATTCCGTTGGAGCAAATTTACATCCACAATCTTCAAAGTATTTTCTGTAATAAAATGCCAATATGAAATCTTCTGGTAGATCTTTCCTTACTCCAGCCATTAGGATTTCGTTATAATCAATATTAGGAATCAGATTTTTCTGTGCAGCAAGAAATTTCTTACTTCTCAAACTAAATCCACCATTTCCGCAAATATGATTAAATGGAGGCCAAGGAGCGCCTATGTAGTCATATTCTAGAAATTCTGGCGTCCAAGCATTAGGGTTTATTATGAAACCGTCCCACTGAATGACTAAAACATATGATGTAGATATAATATATGGTAATTTATTTATAATAAATTGACTATAGTCTACAGTATTTTTTAGCGTTTGGTTCTTAATAAGAACAGTATCAGCGAACTCAGCATAATGTTCACATGTTTTTATCGCTTTTTCTGTCTCTTCTATTTTTATAGACGTTGTAGAGAACAGTGTAACATGCTTCATATTTAATTTTTTAGCCATACAAATATAATAATTAGTAGGCTTGACCTGTCAAACAAAAACTATATATATTATGCAGGGCGCTGGATTATTATATCAATACATAAACTCAAAACTAACCCATATGAATAACATAACGCTGGTTACTGGCATATGGGATCTAAATAGGTCAAATGCCCCAGAGGGTTGGAATAGAGACTTTTCTCATTATAAGAGTAAGTTCATAGAACTGCTAACTGCTACACAACATATTAATCTTTGTGTTTTTATAGATAAAGAAAATGAACAATTAGTCTGGGATTACAGAAAAAAAGAAAATACAAAAGTATATTACCATTCAAAAGAAGATTTTTCTGGTAATTTTTTCCCATTTTTTGATAGAGTTCAAGAAATAAGAAATAGTCCAGAATGGAAGGATCAAGTTGGATGGTTAAAGGATAGTACTCAGTCAACTATGGAATTTTACAATCCCATGGTGATGAGTAAGATGTTCATGCTGCATAATGCAAAAATATTTAATCCATTTAATGATGATTATTATTATTGGATAGATGGAGGAATAACGAACACGATACATTATGGATATTTTAGTCACGATAAAGTTATAGAAAATGTTCCTAATATATGCGATAAATTCTTATTTGTTTGTTTTCCGTATGAAACAACCACAGAAATCCATGGTTTTGACATAAAAGGAATGAAGAAATATTGCAAGTCAGAAAATGTTGATAGAGTTGCCAGGGGAGGATTTTTTGGAGGCCATAAAGACTATATAGCAAAAACTAATGAAATATACTACGGTCTGCTTAATGATTCATTAAATGATGGATACATGGGTACAGAAGAAAGTATATTTACTATAATGACTTATTTGTATCCTGAAACTTTTAAATTTGAACTAATAGAAAATAATGGATTATTAGGAACGTTTTTTGAAAACTTAAAAAATAATTTCATAAATTTATCAAAACCTAAATCTATAGAGGACAATAAACTTGTTCTTTATATTAATACTTTTAATTGTCCTAAACAATTAGAGCTATTAATAAATTCTTTTCATCAACATGATGTAAGATTTCTTCAAGATACAAAAATTATTTTAATAAATAACTCTACTGACGATATACTTCAATGTGATTATGATTTGTTAGTTAATAAATATAATATGACCGAGATAAAAATGGGCAATCTTGGTGTTTGCGGAGGAAGACAATACGCTGCCGAACATTTTGATGCCTTAAATAATAAATATATGATATTCTTTGAAGATGATATGTTATTAGATTTATCTGATACTAAATGTTCTTTTGGCTTCTCAAAAAATGTAAATAACTTGTTTACAAATATGCAAAGAATAATGGATATAGAAAAATATGATTTCTTAAAACTAACATTTTCTGAATTTTATGGAGACAATCATTTACAATGGTCCTGGCATAACGTGCCAAGTCCAAGAAAAGAAGAATACTTTGGTAATATTAATGAAAAACCATTAACAAAATTTTCTCATATAAAATCTTATGATAAAGTCCCGTATATAGAGGGAGAGGTTTACTATTCTAATTGGCCTCATATTATAGGTAAATCTGGAAATAAAAAGATGTTTCTGGATACCAAATGGACCTATCCATACGAACAAACATGGATGAGTCATTTTTATACATTAACTTTAGAAAAAACAATTAAACCAGCAATTTTATTATCTAGTCCAATAACACATAATAGGGTATATTTCTATGAAGGGTCACAAAGAAAAGAAAACTAATAGCATTTTTGTACAGATAGCATCTTATAGGGATCCTCAATTAATTCCAACATTAGAGGATATGATTAATAATGCTAAGTATCCAGAAAATTTATCTATAGGAATAGCATGGCAACATCATCCAGACGATGATTTTGATAATCTGGATAAATACAAAAAAGATAAAAGATTTAAAATATTAGATATAGATTATAAAGATAGTAAAGGTGTTTGCTGGGCCAGAAATGCTGTTCAGAAATTATATGATGGAGAAAAATATACCTTGCAAATAGATAGTCATCACAGATTTGCAAAAAATTGGGATGAAACTCTAATAGATATGTTAAAAGATTTACAAGATAAAGGTCATGAAAAACCTTTAATAACTTCTTATATTCCTAGTTTTGATCCAGAGAAAGATCCTGAGTTAAGAGTTCAAGAACCATGGAAAATGAATTTTGATAGATTCATACCAGAAGGAGCCATATTCTTTTTACCAGCATCTTTTGATAGTTTTGATGCAAAAGATAGACCTCTTCAGGGCCGTTTTTATAGTGCTCATTTTGCTTTTACTATTGGTGAGTTTGCATTAGAGGTTCAGCATAATCCAAACTATTATTTTCATGGAGAAGAAATAAGCATAGCCGTTAGGGCTTTTACTCACGGATACGATATATTTCATCCTCATAAGGTAGTTTGTTGGCATGAATATACCAGAAAGGGAAGATCCAAGCAATGGGACGATGATAGTATGTGGGTTGACAGAAATAACGAGTCTCACAGGATTAACAGAGTTCTATTTGGCATGGATGATGAATTTGATAATGTTAATTTTGAAATTTATGGTTTCGGAAACAAAAGAACACTACATGACTATGAAAAGTATGCAGGAATATCTTTTAGTAAAAGAGCAATTCAGCAAGAGACTCTTGATCATAAAGAACCACCAAATACACAAGTATCAGAAGACGAGTGGGAAAACAGTCTATTAAATATATTCAAACACTGCATAGATATAGGATACTCCCAGGTTCCAGAAACAGATTATGACTTTTGGTGCGTTGCATTTAAAGACTCTGAAGGAAAAGATCTTCATAGACAAGACGCCGACGCAGATGAAATAGAAAGAATGAAGAATGATCCTGACAAATATTGTAAAGTTTGGAGAGAGTTCCAAACAAAAATCAAACCTAAAAAATGGATAGTTTGGCCACACAGCGTAAGTAAAGGGTGGTGTGATCCAATTGAGGGAGATCTTCCTTGAAAAACTATAGTGTTGGCATAACTACTTTTTCAAAAAGATTTGATCATTTGTCTAAACTAGTTAATCAAATTAGACAATTAGATGATTGTGATATAATATTAACAATAAATGGAAATTATAATTGTGAATTTGATGAGGATTATAGGAAAAATGTTTTATCTTTATGCTCACAATATTCAAAAGTTTATCCAATATTCTTTCCTGAACAACGAGGTTTATCTAAGCTTTGGAATAGTATAGTCATACATAGTAAAACCGATTGGATATTAATGCTTAACGATGACGTTGAGTTAACAGAAAATGAAATATTTACAATACTAAATAATTTACCAAAAGATAAACCAGATATAAAAAGAATAAATGGTACTTTTTCTCATTTTATCTTGCATAAAGACTGTATAGATGATCTTGGGTACTTTGATGAAAGATTGCTCGGTTTTGGAGAAGAGGATGGGGATATAGTATATAGATATATAGCTAAATACGACAGATGGTTAGAAGATATATGGGTACATGGTTTTACGAATTTATGCGTATCTAGTAGGGATGAAAATATCAAACCTGGAGTAAGTAAGTATTCAGCGTTTAATAGAAATTTCTGTTTCCATAATAATGATTGCAAATATAAACCAGATGAAAATGGTATATCAAGTATGTTTGGATACAAGATGACAAAAAATATACCAGATGAATCACAGTATTGTTATGAAAAGTTTTTTAAGCAACATAAACACGAATTATGAATATAAATTTTATAACTCCTTTGTATAGGTACGATAATATACCAACAATATATGAAAATATTAATTCTATAACCTCAAATTTTAATTGGTACTTAATAGAAGGATCTAATAAAATAGGAGACACTGATGTATCTCATATCTTAAAAGATAGCAGGGTGGTTTATCATAAAATAAATACTCAACAAATTTGGGGACATGAACAAAGGAATTTCTTTATCAAAAATATTGAATGCGTTAGTGACGATTGGTGTTATTTTTTAGATGACGATAATTTAATAACTCAAGATATTATTGATGTTATTAATGATAAAGACAATTCTAACGCAGATATAATTCTTATGTCTCAAAAGATGGGGAATACAGATCAGACTAGACTATACGGACTTCTAGGACACTTAAGTTTAGGAAATTGTGATATAGGATCTTTTCTAATAAAATATAAAATCATCAAAAATACATACATATATAATGAAGATCAAAGAAATGCAGATGGTCATTATTGTGAACAATTAAATTCTATAAATAATATTAATATTAAATATTTGTTAAATAAATTTACTAAATATAATGCTTTATCGGATAAAATTTTATGAAAAAAACTATATCTCTTAATATGAAATTTTGGCACGATGGTCAAGAAGATTCCACAAGAACCAGAAATGTTATATATTGCTGGAATGATCTTAAAAAATTAAATACTTTTATAAATAATCATAGTATAAATTTTAATTCTTCTTGTTATTTATTTGATTTTTCTCCAGAAAAAATTATAGACGATGCTATACATATCCCGTATCCCATTGGAGAATATAAAAAAGCAGAAAAAACTAATATTATATTAAAACAATATGTTAATAATCTAAATTATTTTATGATGTTCGATTCAGACACATTCTTTGACTCCCAAGACTATGATGCTCTAGTTAAAATTATAGATAATCTAGAAAAAAACGACATAATAACCTTTGACGCTGCTAAATTAGACGATATAAATAATTGTTTTATTGATAATATTTTTAATAGAACTAATGCCAATTGGAATTATGCGTATTCTGGAGCAAAAGAAAACGGACCATTAAATGGATACAGAGGTGGTCTTGGAGGAGTATATATAATAGACACAAGTATACTATTAAATCTTGATGGTTTTGACGAAAAATATATTGGATGGGGAGGAGAGGATGGAGAAATGATGAATAGAATATACAATTCTGGATTTTTAAATAATATTAAACCACAAAAAGATATAGCTCCATTCCACATGCCACACTTTTGCGATTACGGCAATGACAAATATTACCAGAGGTTTAAAGATGAATAAAAAAGTTAAAATAGAATGTTGGTGGACTTCTTCTGAAAGTATCACAAAAAGAACGCTAGATCAATTTAATATCAATAATAATATTTCAGATTTAGATTTTGTAACAGACTCAGATTATGAATGGTTAGTTATTTGTGGTAAACTACCATCGCATTTACAATCAAATTCTATTGATAAATCTAAAACAATTTTTTTCGGTATGGAACCCAGTTGGTCTCCTAATACAGACAAAAATGCTGCTGACTATAGTAAATATATTTGTACTCATAACAAAAGTATTTTTAATAATAAAGATGCAATATTTTTTGAAGAGCCAAATTATATGTTTTATGGTGGTCGAGGAGATGAAGGATGGGATATAAACAATATAAATAAAATGAATTTTGATAATAAATCTAAAGATTTAAGTATTATAGTAACAAAAAGAGGCAATCATTGGGGAGCCGTAAATATTTATGATCAAAGAGTTGCTCTTGGAGATGCATTGACTAAATATAATGATATAGACATATATGGAACATTATGGGAAAATAATAATCAAAATATACATGGAGAAACATGGAATAAATTTGTTGGATTATCTGACTATAAATTTTCTGTTGCTCTAGAAAATACATCTGAAAATAATTATATCACAGAAAAATTTTATGATTGTTTATTAACTAATACTATTCCCATTTATCATGGGGCCCCTAATGTGTCTGACTATTTTGACCCTAATGGCTTCGTTTATCTTCCAGACATATATGATACAACCAGTTGCGTAGAAATAATACGTAATTTATTTGATAATATTGATAATGAATATCAGAAAAGAAAAAATGCGTGTATAAATAATAAGAACGTTTATTTGAATAAACATAATATAATCAATAAAATCAAAAACATTATTTACAATGAGTAATTATATTGTAACAGCTATATACGACGGTCTTCATGGAACTAGTCTTGGAGGAAGAGCATCCAGAGGAGAGCACTATAGACATAGCTTTAAATCAATAAGTAAGATTACTGATACCGAATATACAATATATACTAACGAGCATGATCCTATTAAAACATTTATGGTTGATAATATAAGTAATGTAAAATATGATTTAAAAACTTATGATCTAAACAATTCAGAGTATTCTGCAAAAATAAATAATATTAAAGATATAGAATCAACTAAATCTTCTTCTCGATGTATTGAATTACAATATTCTAAATTTACGTGGATTGAATCTTTAGCAAATTTAATAAATGAAGAAGACTACATATATTGGTTTGATGCTGGGTTGTCTTATAGTGGATTAATACCAGACAAGCATCTAGGCAATAAAGGATATCACGACTATAATTATTATTCTCCATTATTTAATAATCAATTTTTTAGTAATTTAATTTCATATACGGATGAGTCTTTTTTTTGTATAGCAAAAGATAATGTTAACTTTTTTTGGGACGGAGGACTACCAGATAAATGGTATATAAATGGAAAAGATTGTTCTAATCATATAATTGGTGGGCTATTTGGTGGAAAATCAAAAATAGTAAAGCAAGTCTGTTCATTATTTAGGTCTTTAGCAAATAATTTATTAGACGATGAAAAAAATTTATATAGCGAAGAGAATATTTTAACTGTTTTATATTATAATCATAAAGAATTATTTAAAACAAAAACTTTTGATATATGGTGGCATGAAAATAATATTGTTGGCAATGTAGGAGAAGAAAGAGCAAAAGAACTACTATCTTCTACTAAAAGTTTTTATCATATACTTGAAGAGCTTCAGTGACTAGTGTTTTCAATTATCCAATCATAAATTGATGACACCTTCACATGTCCTGATATATCATCAAAATCACTGTCTGGCTTGCTGTCTGATGGAGATTTAACAATCGAGTTGATGCCTATTAGTTCACCAGTTTTTAAAAACAAGCCCCCACCGCTGTCACCAACAGCAGAGATGCCATTTAATTCTATGTTGGAGTTCGGATCGAATTTACAAAAAACAAGATCGCCCATTGTGCCAAAAATCTTATTATTTGCTGCTCTTTTTTTAAAATCATATTTTATTGATCCAACTTGTCCATCGCCGGTTTTTCCATATCCTACAATTGTACATTCTTGATCTGTTTTTAGATCTTCTATATATAGTTCTGTTTTATTTTTAAATTCTGGAATTTCTACTTTTAACAAAGCAACATCAGAATTTTTATTTTTTATAATTTCTATTGGATTATATGATTGCCCATTAAATATAATATTAATATCTTTTTTATATTCAATAGAGTGTTTTGTTGTTAGTATCCAATTATTATTCAATAATACTCCACTAGAAAAAGTAGAGCCAGTTTCAATTTTTAAAACATTATTGAATTTTTCTCCATACTCTATATATCTTTGATCGTCATATTTTTTATCTATTACTACTGCACTAGCTTCTGTTGTTACTATAAATAGTGCTAATAAAATTATAGATAAATATTTCATAAAATTTTTGCAGCTATTAGACATCCCCTAGCAACAGAATGCAGTGGGTCTTTTGCATGTTTAATTTGTTCAATTTTAATTGGAAATGAATTTTCTTTAATCTTTTTATTAAACGTTTCTATAAATCCTTTAGGTTGAGAAGTACCTCCAGATATTGCTATCGTTAATGGCTTCTTAAACTTTGGTAACATTTTATGGTCTTCTAATGCCGCACATAACTGTTTTACCGTATAGTCTATTAATCTTTCATAATATGCCGATACCGCAGAGAGTATATGATTATCGTTCTTTTCTCCTATTGTGAAATCCCCATGCTCTTTCTCTGCTTGAACAACACTATCCTCTTCTCCTGTTGCGACTGCACTCATTCTATCTATCCAGTCCCCAGATTTTGTTGTTGAAAAAGATATTACTGGCTCTCCATTAAGCATTACGCATACATTTACCATACCAGCACCCCAAGACAGACCTATTCCCGTATAATTTTCTTCTGATAGTTCTGAATAGCACAGCGCCTCTGCTTCATATATTGCTTTTGCATTATATCCGCATTCTTTCAAAATATTTTTTACTAAATCCTCGTGGTATCCTACATTAAATTCTTCGTCTTCTTGATCAACAGGCTGTGCAGGAATACAGAATACTAATTTTTCATTCATTACCTGAGAAATTCCCACAACTTCTTTCAGAATAAAAGATAGTATCTTTCTTGCATCTTTTTCTTTTGGTGACACAACGCCTCTAAACATTGGCCTTTTAGCGCTTTCATTTCTCTCTAACGCTTGATCTATTGCATCTTGACCCAACACAATAAAAGAACCATCTTGATCTTTTATAAATGTTTTCCCATTTAGTCCTTTTTGTATCATTGTATTGGCTATACTTGTTGCTGGTTTGATAGCATAAAAAGCATCTCTGAAATCTCTGTATTCAATAGAATTAATTCCATTGTCAGCCTCGTCTGGACTTTTAGCTAATACTATATAAGAGGTACCAACATCTAAGCCTTTAGCCATTTGAATCTCCTTTTAAATTTTTTAGTTTATTGATATTATTATCAATATCATCTTCTATATATTGTGTTTTATATATATCGTCACAAAATTTAGTTACACCTTTTACATTTGTGTCGGTTACATATACAGTATCATCAATTAATATTTTGCTCATTTTTTTCTTATTATCTTTTGGAATAATATTTTTGATTTCATAATCATTAGATTGTTTTTCTATCTTATGGCTATGGCTACTAATAGTTTCAGTATTTTTATTTTTTGCATATAAATATCCTATTGTTATTCCTAAATTAAATATAGTTATATAAACTAAAAATATCAACAATAAATCTATTGTATCCATAATTTAAAATCACCAGGATTTATTATACCATATCCTTCGTATTTTTTATTATACGCATAAACAGGATTTGATAGATGTATCGATCCTATTTTTAGTCTTTCAATATATTTATCATAATTCAAAATTATATTTCTATTTTTCATATAAGAACATAGTAAAGCAGCACATCCCGCAACAAATGGATTGCTCATACTTGTACCACTCATTGTGGCATAGCTATTATTTGGATAACAGCTGATTATATCATGTCCTGGAGCTAAAAAATCTAAAGTTTCCCCACTACATGTAAAACTTGTTCTATTCATAGTTTTATCTATAGCTCCAATACTAACTGTATTATTGTATTTTGCAGGGTACATTATATCAACATTTTCTCCACTATTACCAGCGGCACAAAATATTCCACAATTCTTTTTTGCTGCATAATTAATAGCATTTTCAAAAACTTTGCTATATACAGAAGATCCTAGAGACATAGTAATAATATCAGCACCGTTATCTACTGCCCAATATATTGAATCAATAATCCATGAGTCCATTCCTGAGCCATCATCTCCAAGGCACTTTACTGGCATGATTTTAGCTTTTGGTGCAACTCCTACCATTCCTTTTCCATTATTTGACGCGGCTATTGTTCCAGCGACATGCGTTCCATGACCACACCTATCAATTGGTGGACTATTTTTATCTACAAAATTTTTACCATCAACTAGGTTATCTTTCAAGTCTAAGTGATCTAAATCGCAGCCAGAATCTAAAACAGCAACAACCACATTTTCTCCCTGAGAATAATTCCATTGAGACACAACATTCAATACATCTAATTCCCAACCAATAAATTGAGAATCGTTTGGAGACAATCCGTATATATGTTCTTCTGTATATGGAAGTAATTTAATTTTTTTATTCATTTTCGTGTTTTTTTATTGTTTCTATTATCCATGGTTTAAAAGTTGATATTCTAGTATGAGCACTCTCGTCTCCATAATTTGAATCTGGTTTTTTGTCTGTCGATGTTACGAACGAATTTATTCCAGCTAATTTTCCATCTATAAATAGACCTCCTCCACTATCTCCGTGTGCTGGTAAAAATTCTAATATAGTTTGATTTTTTTTATTCTCAGTCATATCGCACATAAGCATATATTCATTTACAGATATTATTCTATTTGTTCCAGCTCTTTTTTTTAAGTCAAAAGTTTTTGCTCCCGTTATCCCGGTGCCATACATTCCATAACCAGATATGCTGCATATCTTATTTTCTTCTTTTTTATCTGAATATAATATTGGAAATTCATTAATTTCCTCTACTTTCGAAGATAATCTTCCTATAGCTATATCATTCATGCTCACTGGAATATTTTCATTAAAATCTTTATGTATTATAATAAGATCCAAGTCATACCTTTTATTATCTTCTCCAATAACTATATACTGATCTTTACTACAGCTAATTACATGAGCGGCTGTTAGTATCCATTTGGGTTTTATTAAAACGGCAGACGCTGAAATTTCAAGATTCTTTTCTTTAGGACTTTTTATGTTTCCATAGATTTTTACTATGGTTTTATATTTTGCAGCATGGTTTAAATATTTTGATTCATCTACATCATGTCTTATAGTTCCAGCACATAGAATTTTTGTGCTAATAATAACTATTATAATCCATAGCCATTTATTTTTTGTTAGTAACATTTTATATCTCCAAGTTATTTTGCTATGGTCTTGTTTTTACTTTTTTAAAGTAATTTTCACAATCTGATATTATATCTTTATTCCAGCTTTGATAATTCATTAAATGACCAAACGTAAAATGACATGGATCATCGCATAGAGTTATCAAATTTTCTAAATCTAATTCCTTACTAGGGTCTAAATGAACTGGTACTATATGATGCACTTCTAATTTTTTATTTCTTCCACAAGCAGCGCAATTTGGATTGTTTTTTAAATGCTGTTTTCTAATTTTTGACCAATCTGGTGACCTTTCTGCAAATCTAATTTTTTTAAAAATTAATCCAAACATTTTAATCTATTCTTAATTTCTGTTGTTGATACGCCTTTAGTATAAGGTATATACACTAATACTATATTGTTTTGTTCTAACCACTGCTGAGTAAAGCTCATTTGGCCATAATAATCTTTTTTTGCCCAATCATCTCCTATGGCTATGATACTGGGCTTAGTCTGCATTATTGCTGGCTTACTATCTTTACCTTCAATATTCGGTATTACTAGATCAACATAACAGCATAATTCTAAACATTTTTTTCTTTCTTCATAAGACATTATTGGTTTTTGTTTTTTGTATTCGAATATAAATTCGTCTGTATTCAATGAAACAACGACTTTGTCTGATATCATTTTGCATTGCTTTAAAAAATTCATATGCCCATAGTGAAGTAGGTCGAATGTCCCACCTGTGTATAAGATTTTATCCATTTATTGTCTTTGTCTCCATTTCTTTATATATGTATAATCAATATTTGGATCTATTTTTATTGTAAAATCTGCAATAACAAGTCCAGGCATATCCAAGTATTGTTTTGAAATTTCTAATCTATCAAATAAAATAGACCATGCACGTTCCCACGCACATGATCCATTTTTGCAATCTGCTTTTTTTATACTTTTATAAGTATCAGATTCTATAATCTTTAAGAAAGTTTCTCTTGATGTAGAGAAACAATTATAGTGTACAATATCCCACTTTTTTGACCAACTCTCAGCAATATCTATTTGTGAGTTCAGCCAATCAAAAGATGGCTGATGTTCTTGCCATCCGCTTTGTCTACCTTCGAAAATTATAGCTGTATTTGTTGGTATTTTATAAAGGATATCTATGTGTTTTTTAATTATGAATGAATCTTGTATGAATGTAAAATATTGAAAATCATTGCTGTATTTTCTATATCCAATATCGTAAGCTCCAACCTCATAATTTACATTATTAATATCTTCTATTATTACATTTTGATTTATTGTTTTTATTTTATCAAAATATGACTTATCTTCTGATTTATTGTCTATAACAATAGGAATGCTATCCGGATAATTCTCTGTTATTGATGTAATATTTTCGATAATATCATTGCATTTTTCAGAATATTTTGTAGCTATTATTATAGCGTGTGAGTTCATTTGTTACCTCATAGGGAAATTGCCTAGCACTCTACCTTTCTGTGTACGCATTACATATCCTTTTCTTATCATATACGGCTCTATACTGTTTTCTATGGTCTCAATAGCTATTCCACTGATAGAAGATATGCTTTTTAACCCTAGCGGTGTTCCTCTATGTTTTTGTAAAACCTCAATATATAACCTATCATAGATATCAAAACCATTACTATCTACACCCTGATTTAGGAATACTTTATTTATGTCCTGTTCTTTATCCTGATGATATGAGGTATAGCTTTGATACCAATTTAATCTGGCATTAAGAATTCTAGGAGTACCCTTGCTTCTTTTAGCAATTTCTAATAAGTCAGATTCATTTATCATTAGTCCGAGCTTTTTTGCGTTCGACTCCGCTAGTTTAGCTAAGTCATTATCGCTATAAAAGATCAAATGTTCTTTAATTTGAAACCTATCATAGAATGGCTGACTTAGATTTCCTCCAGTTGTTGTTGCTCCTATTAATGTAAAAGGAGGAATATCTATTTGCTCTGGCTCCTTTTCTAAAACTAGATTTAGAACAAAATCTTCCATAACAGGATACAAGAATTCTTCTACCACTATTGGTAGTCTATGTATTTCATCTATAAAAAGAACAGAGTTTCTCGATATATTCATTAAATACGGTAAGATATTTTTTATTGCTCTAATATTAGCCGCATTAACGACATATATGTTTGCATTTAGCTCATTCGCTATAGCACTTGCCATAGTAGTTTTACCAAGCCCAGGAGGCCCGTCTATTAAAATATGCGGCATCGCATTGCCAGACTTTAAACACCCTGACACAATGATCCTCATTCTCTCAACAACTTCTGATTGTCCAATAATATCATCAAATTTTGATGGCCTAACTATGTTCGACATTTTGTTCTCCAATTTTTTTAAGTGCAATCTTCAATATTTGTACAGGATCTGTTATGTCATTTTCTTTTATTGCTTTTTCAACAGCATATGTTGCTTCTTGTTTTGAAAAACCATAATTAAGCAATCCAGAAATTGCTTTCTTTATATAGTCTTTTTCATTTGTAATTACTGCGTTCTTTTTTGTTTTATATTTAATCTTGAAAGAATCTACAGTTTTAACTTTCAATATTTTTTTACAGTCACATACGATTAAGAATTTGTCTGTTTTTGCTTCATGTATGGATAACCAATGGTTATATCCACAATTCGGGCATGAATATTTTAAATGTAAATCGTATTCAGTTGGCTTTAAATTTTTCATCTGGGTTATCTTTTATCCAAAAAATAAAATCATTCGACTCATCATCAAAACCACTATCCAATACGCCCTTATTGACTAAATTATTTAGCATATTGCTTATCATTCTAGAATTTAGGCTATCTATAAATTTTGAAAACTGAATATCCGATATGATATATCTTATGTCATTTGTTTTTTTGTTTTTTTGTTGCTTGACATATTCTTTTAATAAAACTTCTGATTCTTCATAAGAAAGTATTTTGTTTAGTTCGCCTTCTTCCTCAGAAGTTATTTCATAGATAGAATCATTCTGCTTGATATCTCCAAATGTATTAAATACTAAAATTCTAGTAGAATTAATAAATTGCTCGATATCTTTAATGACATACCACCCATCATCTGTAGAACTCATGATATTTCCTAATTAAGTATCTCGTACAATCCCTTATAATATTTTGGCTGCTGTAAAAAATACCCAGCATGACTTTGTAGATGTTTGACATATTCACTCGCTAATTTGTTTTGAATAAAATGTTTCTTTTTCCATATTCCTTCGTTCCAATAGTTGTTCCCCAAGTACAGGGACTTTTTATCATCCGCTGTACTGGAGAACGAACTATTCACAGGTAACGCAATCGGAGAAAATCCATCTGGAAGTAAAGGAGTATTATAGTTAGGTAGGTTCTTCAACGCATCCTCTATAACTTCCTTAGTTATCCATTTATATTCTATCTTATTGAGCAGACTATCCATATATTTCTTGATCCATTCAGTATCTATCTGAAAGTAGAATTTGTAGGGATCATTATCTTCTGGATTGTCAGGATTGTTCATAATTTAACCCACACAAAACTTATCGCTAATCTGGCTTGCCAAGTCTCTGGCAGCACCAGAAAGGAATCGGTTGTTGCTGAAATACAACGCTGTGGATGCTTGGTTGAGGTACTCGACCACCGTTTTTAAAAGTTTGGCCTGCTCCCCACTCAAAACTAAACCACTGTCACCAGCATGAGAAGGCAATACTGGCGACGGATCACCATAAGCCTTTTCAAACTTGTTGTTGTAAGCCTTTGAAAGATTCTCGTTGTAACTATTTGGAGTCTCGTTATAAGACGCCCAAGCACTACTCATAGAGTTCTTTTGACCACAACAATCAGAGGTACTATTTGTATAGACTGCCCTTTGAGTATTAAGTTCATTCAGAATTTTTGCAGCAGCATCAACCGTTACAGGAAGTCCAGTAGCATCAGACTTCTTATAGGTTTTTCTCCACTGGTCAAACCAAGCATCACTAGTAGCATTAGGAACAATAGTTACTGTTGCTGGTTGACCATTTAATGCAGAGATTAAATCTTGAACATTAACGCTCTGACCAGTTGAGCCATTTAGAATACTGGTAAAGTAAGATGCTTTCTTTTCCCAGCACTTACGCCACCAAGTATAAGGAACTCGATAAATCTGATTAATCTTGATGGCTCGTGCATCTCCACCAAAGTAATTTACCAGTTTCTTCTGAATACCATTCCATGTGGTTTGATTAACTAGAGTTCGACTTTGATCATCCATAATCCAATAAATCTGATAACCATTACGAGTATCAACTACCCAACTTGGCTTAACAGCAAAGTTATTGATCTTATCAAGAGCAGACTGCTTAAACTTCATAACCTCTTTTGAGGGCAGATAGTTTCCAGCAGCGTCTCGTCCAGCATCAATATCTACAAAACAACAAGCAATGGTATTGATAGCATACTGCTTTCGTCCACCGTTAACATAGAAGTAAGCATCAGAGTTGCTATTCTCATTAGCATTACGAACCTCAACAAGATCATTAGTATGCTTCATGCTACTAATTTTTCTGCGAGGATCTCCATTATAACAAAAAATATGACCAGCATTTAGATTAAAAGAATTTAGAAACTGCTCTTGCAGTCCATTCCACGAATTAGCATAACGCTTTTCAGCACTGCTATTAGCCTTATCATACGGATTAAAACCAAGTTCCATCTTAAACATATTTCACCGTTACCTGTAATTGTAAACAACCCAAACCAATATCGGGATAGCAACCTCTACTATCATTAGCGATATAAAATAGCGGGAGAGGAATTGAACCTCTCTCAAATAGCGTTTGTTGAGTTTCCCAACCAGAGGCTATTATCTTAGTCACCAGACTCCACTTTATTTTTATTAATCAGTTATAATCGTCGTAATCTTCCTCATCATCTTCAGCATAAGCCTCTTCGTCATCATCCTCATTCCATCCCCAATCATAATCATTATCATAATCTTCATCCTCATCCTCGTAATCATCCTCACTAAAGACAGATGAATAAAGAGGCTTGAGAAGTTCGCCTTGATACTCTCCGACAACTTCATATCGGCAAGTGCGAAGTTTCTCATAGTTACAATCACTAGGAACGCTCACAACATCAGCAGGATTAATCTTAACGATAACAATCTTGTCACCGCTTTCAAGACTACCATAACCGGCTACATAATTCAATGCACCAGCATGAAGCCCATTAGAACAACCTCGACCACGATCATCATCAACCTTTGATCGAGTCATTTCACAAACATTACCAACATGATTATCAAATACTCCGCGATATTTATCCATGTAATCTGCTCTGACTGCCTTATAGGCAAGGAAATAACCATCCTCAGTAATGGGCAGATGCTCATGCTCAAGGAAATCATAGAGTTCCTTTTGACTCTGCATACTGGGATTTTCCATAAGATTATTCAGGAAATTAACAAGAGGCTGGAAAGGCAGACCCTTACTCATGAACTCCAGAATTCTCTTGCTAATAGACCCATGAACAACTTCGCCCTCATAAGTTACCTGACCATTCTTGATCTCAACAAGACCGTCACTAAAAGTAGCAACTGCCTTCTCAATATCAATCATTTCAAGCAACTCGTCAGATGTTGCAGTAGGCAATGCCTCCAGAATCATCTTATAGTTAAGGTGGTCAGGCAGAACTTGAAAACTCTTGTTGTTCAGCACAACCGTCAGATTACCATCAACAAACATAAACGGAACACTCATGATATAAACTCCTATTGTTTTTAGTTACCTTGTGAATTACTTGATCAAACTACTTAACTGAATCTTAAACAATTCAACCTTGTCGCTATCCATACTCTCAACCCATATAGTATTATTTCTCTTACCATAATAATTATCAGCAAATTGAGAGATAGGATTATTCTTGCTGTCCAAATCTCTAAGACTGCCGTTATTCTGGTTGCTTCCCATAATATACTTCAACATCGGGTTCTTGTCAACCTCGACTTTAAGAATTTTCTTCAAGTCTGCCGCTTTGGTCAACTTATACTTGATTGCTTTAGCATCAGACTTAAACAATTTAGTATATCCCTCAATATCATCAGAATGGTCAAACATCTGATGTTGAATATTTATAAGAGTGTTATATTGTACATTTTTCTTCTTGAGTTCCTTACTATCAAGATGATCAATACCTCGATCCTTGAGCAAAGAGTTGATATGGTCAAAATATTCAGTCTGAGAGAATCGTTTCAGATCAAAAGTTGCTCTGTGCATAGTATCAGCAAAGAATTCCATTACAAGAAAACTATCAATAATATTGGATAGTTCAGTATTCTTGATATATTTCTTATATTCAAGACCAAAAATACTCAACATATGACAAGAGAACTGACTAACCAATGTTCCATGATTATAATAATAATTATCGTTATCACCATCCTTACTGATAAATTCCTTTTTGTAGAATTCAACAATAGAGTTGTACTCATTGGTATTGTTAAAATAATTCTTAATCTTTGTTGAGAGAATCTTCTTGAACCAAGTGTTAAAGTCAACAAGATTGTGTCCTTCACTGGTCATTTTTGCTACAAAATTGTTCTTGATAGCATAAACCTTCACATCTCCAAACAGTCCCTTGATATTCTCATTACCAAATAGCGATACAATATTATTAATCTTAGGAAACTCTGGTGTGCTTTGATAACGAAGAATAGGAACATAAATGATAGAATCACTATCGCTCAATTCATCTAGTTCGTCACTTGTAAGAGTTTTCAAACTTAGGGCATCGTTATATTCGACACTAAGTTTACCAGAATCCTTAGACTGACCATGAATAAAGAATATGTCTTGATCGCTCACACTACCATTACTATTTCTGACTCCACTTTTACGAGGGCCAGAACTTTGAGTAAGATGCTTATAGTCAGAAACCTTGAGCAGATTCTCACTACCGACATCATTAATCAGATCATCAAAACCCTTATCGCTTTGAGTATGATCCTTTGTATCCATAATCATGTAAGCAAAGCAATCATTTTGACTACAATAACGTGTCACAATCTTCTTTGCAGTTTCTTCTGACTTAACATCACAAACGAAGAAAGCAATTTTCCCATTCTTCTTCTGACTATTCCAGTAAGAATATCCCTTACCCGTCAGAGTATCGTGATGGATTTTGTCTGTTAGAGAAATAAGGCGTCGTGAACGATACCCGCTGCTCTTGTAATTAAAAACGTACAGGTTCTTGCCAGTCTTGATTTTATATTCAAGGTCAGCACCACTATTAATATTGTGGCTCTTACCATTAGGGTCAGTCCAAGATGCACCAACACCCCATCCACCAGACAATTCATTCATCTGATAATATGTTGTGATAGCCTCAATCTTAGTCTTAGCAGCAGAAATTTTCTTGCTAAATTCATCCTTCATCTCAAGATAAATCTCTTGAGTCTTTTGACGCAGAGTTTTAATAACGCCCTTAGTATACTGCAAACCTTCACGGGAAACATCCATTTCCAGTTCGCCAATACCAAAATCAAGTTCCAGATAAAGACCAGAGTTAATGATCTCAGTAACAAAACTCTTCCACGAATCAATATCGGCCTTCTGGAAAGCCCTATTCCACTTGGCAATATGATCTGGTTGATCCTCCTTCTCCTGACCAATAATCTGAGCAGTCTGAACAGGATATGCAATATTACCCATGATAGCAACAACGCCACTATCAATACGGTGATAGTTGTTGGGATAATACTGGGTGTCGTTATTAAGTCTGCAAACTCTCCAACCATTACCACTAATAACAATATTAGTATTGCTATACTTATGATCTTGCAGATTATCTCCAAGTCCACCTTCAATAATGGGTTTCATTCGGAAATAATGGAAAATCCTGATAGCCTTATTGGTAAACTCACTAAAATCATGATTCTTAACAGCAAAACTGATTTCAAGACCATTAGCCTCGTCAGTTTCGCAAGTATTAAAAAGATTCAGAGTAGGAACACCACTATCATCAATAGCGGCAATATAGGTATACTTAGTTCCATTGTAATAAGAACTAGTAGTAAAACTCTTGGTATAAGCAAAAGGACTCTTGCTACCAAGACCAAGACAACCTACAAAATCGTTACTATCATTCTTGTTAGAAGCACCATAGGTCGTATAAAGGTTCTCCATATCACCCTGACTAAGACCAGTGCCATAATCACGCACGGTAAAAGAAGGATTAGCAGATGTTGGCAAGATCACCTTGAAGGGATTCTTATTGCCAGCACTAATATGACTATCATAAGCATTAGTAGATAGTTCACGAATGACTGCTTGAACCTTATCGGAATAAAGAGAGTCCGAAAGGATTTTAAACATTTTGCTAGTCTGAGCGATTGTAAAACCAGACTCGCTACGAACACCAGCACTATGAGTCTCAATAACGCGATCTGCCAACTTCATCTTTATGTCTCCAAATGTCCTGTGAATCGTTCCTGTGATAGTCCAATCATACCACAGTGTTATCGGTTGTCAAGCCCCTCTATCTTTAGATTGTATCGCCATCCATCCTAAATATGCCGTAAGCAAACCAAAAAATCTGAGTAAATTAACTGGTAAAAAACACCAATATATTCCTATTAAAATACTCAAAAGTCCCATTATGTATATCACGAATTTTGGAATGAATCTTGATTTACTTAATAGCCAAGTTGCTGGTCCAAGTAGCACCACAAATAAAAACATTAGTGATACCAATAGTGCCAAACTAGCCATCAACTTTCATCCTCATAAGTATTCCATTCGCTTTCTTCCTCATCGTCTTCGTCATCATTGTTGTATGAGAAATTTCTTTCATCATAAGGAGTCCAATCTTCTTCGTCATCTAAATCGTCCCCGTTCATTGATTCAGCATCCTCAATAAAGACCGTAATAGTGTTGAGTATATCGAATAATTTAATAAGAGTATCATCCATAGATCTAATCTTAGATTCTATATTTTTGACACTTTTTTTAAGATCAGATATTTCTTTAACTACTTCTTTAGATATATTATTATCTATATTGTGTAGTTCTTTATTTTGCTTATTAATTTCTCTGATTATATCGTTAAATTCTTTAGACATAAATTATACTCCTTATACTAAAGAATACACCATCTAATCACACCAATAACCATTACTACAACGACACTGATACCTATTACAATAGTCGCATTTTGGCCCAGGTTTTCCAAATCCCCAAGCATTTGCGATACTACTAAAACTCTCAGCCCCAGTATCAATACAAACTAGTTTAGCCTTATTGTTTCGCTTAACATATCCCACGTTCCAATAATGACAATCCCAAAATCTTAGGCGAGTTTTATTTTCGATAGTTTCCACAAGATTTTGAATATCTCGTAGTCTTTTTTTCATCACCTTTTCATCAAGTATTTTTGCTCGCTCTGTAACATATCCCCAATCAGTATCGTCTCCCCATTGATATTTTAGTTTGGTAATTTTACCAACAACTTTTGGAGCAAGATCAAATTTACTCAATAATTTTTGTTTGTTATAGGCTATAGTGGCACTCTTTTTACTACCAAATTGTTTGAATCCAAGAGTTTTATCCTCTTTTATCCAATAAAATTCAGCACAACCACCTTCCTCAAAACAACCAAAACCATCATCGTGAATTGTATACTTCATCTTCTCTGATAATATTCCCTGTTAGTTGTTCAACAATATCAATTGCAGTTTTTAGTTCACTTGTTTCCAGAATTTTAATAGGAGTTCGTGCAAAATCAAACTTGAATGTTCCAGTAACCATATAGTACGGATCGTCCGTTCCAATACCATCAACATTAAAGTATTCTTCTAAAGAATTTACTTCTTCTGGGATGAATCCGCCATTATAGTCACTAATATTTCTAATAGTAAGAATATGATAATGAAGAATATGAGATCGTGGATTACCTTCATTAGAACACCATCCCTTAAAATACCTATTTGGATAACTTACCACTTTTCCAATCCCCTTTTAGAAATTCTTCTCTGTTTGAATAGAGAGGTATTAGTCTATCATCCTTGTCATCAAACCTATTATAGTGCAAAGTTAGGTTGTATAGATCATGTCGGTCATTTATTAAACCATAAGCAACTGGCTTGCTAAAAATAAGATTGATTTTTTCTTTAAGAGCAACCAATTCTTTTTCACAACTTAGCCAACGATTGTTATCATCAGCGCTATTTTTATTAGCATTGAAAGCATCTTGTGCTAAATCTCTTTTGGCTTCTCGTAACTTTTCTAATTCATTCCTGGCATTTAATACTGTGAATCTTGTCAAATTCCAACGTCCAGTATTTATTGCTGTTTCACAGCACTGAATTAAATAGTCTAGTGGATTAGAATTTTCATTCATTGTGGAATCCTATCTTAAACTTTTCTGGCATAACAACTTCAATAGCATTAGGAGCAAAGTGTTCGGTACAATAACTACGTCCGTTCCACCAACCACACTTGTAACTAACAGAATTGTCTCCAAAAATATTTATTTCTTCAATTGTTCCATAAACATCATCGGTCAACTTAACCCTACTGCCAATCTTATATAGTTCTAAAACATTTTTGCTCATTGGTTTTCCTTTCGATAATTATCATTCTACAAATAGGAGCGGTGGGAGTCGAACCCACACTTGAAGGATTTTCTTACCACTATAACTTTTGTTACCATTTCTGTTTGTGGTCTGGACTTTATCTTAACCATAACTTTCGTTTTAGGTTCCTGCCGTCAAGTCTCTACACCTTCATATTTCTATGCTTGGCTCGGTATTAGCAGTTAAGCCTTCACCGAATTTGACAGGTTCTACATTAAAAGTTTCCCTTTATGCACTCAAATTAGTTCAAGTCCTTTGTCTCTGCCTTTGGACTACACTCCCATAATAGTGACCGACTACAACAATCAATGATTTGAGGTTGAATACTTTGTGTGCCTCAACCATTTAAGTATTGTAGCCGATCACCCTTTTGGTTTTAATCAACCGTTCGCATGAGCCTTGAGGCGACGAACAACCTCTGCCATAGCCTCTACGTTGTCAACCGTCTTGGTTGGCTTCGCACGTTCCATAGCGGGCAGTTCAATACCCTTCTTGGTCAGAGCGGACTTTGTACGGGCATAACGAGCCATCGTACTAGCAACCTTCTGACCAGTCTTAGTGGCAATTTCAGCATACGTCTTGCTGGAAAAAACTGCCTCAAGAAACTGTTCATCAGAACAACGAACGCGAGTCTGCTTATCAACCGTAGTAACTTCAGCCATAATCAACCTCCAAATCATTTCCAAGTCTTGTCTTGCGAGTCAGTCGCATGACTGATACTCTCGCTTGACTCCTTCATTCTAACATCTCTTATCGGCTTGTCAACTGGGCGACCTTGAATTTTTTCTCTCTGTCGCCAAATAGTTTCTGAATCTCTTTAAAACTGTACGGAGTGCCAAATCCAACCCCATCCCTTTTATTATCGACCCCCACATCAAGCGTAAAGCGTCCTAATGATTCATCCTCATTGTGAAGTCTGCCATGAACATGACCATACAGCATCCAACTTTTACGATAACTTTTGTTCCATGCTCTCATAGGATAGTGAAATAGAATAATCTTTTGATTACAATGAATTATTTCTTTCATTAGTCCTATGGAAGAAAAATCTTTTTCACTAAATTTATCTTCGTTGTCGTGGTTGCCAAGAATCAAATGAATATCTTCACAAATTATTTGTTTTCGGTATTTCTTAGGATCACCACCTCTATGACAAAAATCTCCAAGAAAGTATAATGTATCACTTGGCTTAACAACACTATTGATATTATCAATAATGGTCTTATTCATTTCGTGAGTATCAGTGAATGGTCTTTTGCAATACCCCACAATATTCTTGTGTCCAAAGTGGGTATCAGAAATAAAATAAATCATTATTCGTCAATAGGTAGAACTATTCCAAGTAGAAGATAAATCCAGAACAATAAACTTCCAGTAAATATAGTTCCTAAAATAAAAACAATTCTTATTAATGGAGAATCTATACCAAGAGTTTTTGCTATTCCGCCACAGACTCCAAAAAGAACCCTATCATTTTTGCTTTTTTTAAACATAGTTAAGCCTTTTTGTATTTAGGTTTTATATTTTTTCAATACCTTCTAATAATTCTATATCATATTTCGTATTCTCTGGATACATATTAGAAAGAAGATCTTTTAAATTTTGATTCTCTAACTCAAGAATAGAAATAATTTTTTTAGACTGTTCTAGTGCTTGGTGAAGATGGTATACTTTATTTGCCAACTCATCAGCGATATATGGCGATACTTTCATGATATTTCTCCATATAGTAACTATTTTAGAGACTATATATCATACACTAAAGTATATCTTGTATAAAATCTTTTAGATCACGAAGATTAGACTTGTCTAAGACCATCTGATCTTCATAAGTCTTATTATTCCACAATAAATCCCATATAATTTTTAATTTTTTTGTCAATGACAATTTATTTATATGGCTATTATAGTAACTATATATAGATAACTCAGCTAATTGCTCTTTTTCGTAGTAATTAAGTGTTAAAACTTCACTAGTGCAATTACACAGCAAGAATATAATCTTATTAGTATCAAATTTTGTTATCATGAAGATCTTTGTATTACTAGAACAATATCATCCCATCGACCCTTAATTGATCTTAAATCATATAATGTAGTATCACTTGGTATGGATTTATCTATATGATTTTTTATATCTTCTACCCAAGAAATATCTTGTATATCTTCCAATATGAGATATCCATTGTCTTTTACTTTGCTGAGATATTTAGAAACAAAAACTCTCATACTCTCTAAAGTATGAGGACCGTCATCTATAATTACATCGTAAAATTTATCTTCTATAGAATAGATGAATTTTTCAGAGTAGGCGTCGTCACAAAAGGTTTTTATCCTATCATTTAGAGAATGTGAAGATAGATCTATATTAGATATGTCTACTCCATGAACAGATGCCGTAGAAAAGTATTCCTGCCATAGCAAAATACTTCCTCCGTAATATATACCAATTTCTAATATTGCTGTGGCTGAATCCTTTAGTTTAAGAAATAAATCTTCATAAACGTAATCTATATAACAATGGTCTGTATTTTTATCAGTATTATGTTTTTTTACTATTTCTCTTAGAGTCATTTTTTTTCCTAAATATTTTTTGCCAGTTTTGATCCCATACTTTATAAGTTACACTTTTTGGCCTTGGTTTACTTCCTTTTCCATTTTGGCTCATATTAATTTACCAGACTTTTTTAAATTATCAATAGCCCACAATGGCTGTAAGTTACTATAATGAAAACATAACTTTTGTTGTTCTATATCGGTTAAGTCAAAAGAGCAACAAGGTTTTATATGATCTATATGCCATTGTCCATAATTATCCCAAGTCATACCATCTGCAAATAACCTCTCTAAATATAGTTTCAAATGTTCCCAAGAGCAACCTGTTAAGTTATAAGAGGTACTATTTTTTGAACCTCTAGACAAAGCCATTCTAATACGATTACTAATAATAGTTCTTAGTCTAAAATTAACATTGTTTTTTCTTTTTTGTTGCCTGTATTTATTAATTTTATCTCGATATTTTTCTCTATATTTTTTAGCATTTATAGCAACTTTATCTGGATTCTCTTGTCCCCATTTTTTTCTACTTGCATTTAAATTTTCTTTATGTTTAGATCTGTATTCTTGTTGTTGTTTTTTTATTTTCTTTTTATTCTTTTGTCTTCTTATAGAATTGTATTCTTTATGACAAGTTTTACAATATGGTGATTTACCATCTTTTGATGCCGTTTGATTATGAAAATTTATTAATTCTTGTTTTTTATTACATTTTACACATTGTTTTTTCATGGTATATATCTCTCTTCGCTTATTGTATACACCAAAACTAGAATCAATTTTCAAAAACATATGACCAATAACGAGAATCTGTCTTATTCTGTTTTGCGTCCCAAAAAATAGATCGTGCAATGTATGCTGGGACGCCAATTTTACCACAATTAACACTCCAGTGTCTTTCCATTTTTTTATATAGATCAAGACCCTTTTTGGATTGGTATGTCAATGTTTTCATGCCATAAAGTTCAAGCATATGAGTATCACCACAAAAGACTCTACATTCATTAGGATGAGATTGTTCAAGAGCGAAAGAAACCTTAGCAGTTCCGAGTCCAGAAATATTATTGACAATCTGATCTCTTTTCTTAACATGGTACTTCTTAGTTGTAAGATAAAACTCTTTGGGATTTGCCCAGAATTTATCCTTAAAACCCCAAATGAACTTTGTGCGGTTATTGTAAAGTCCACATCCACTATTCTTGATCTTTTCTCTTAAAAGTTCTTTATCATCTAGCCATTCACTAAAATTCTTAATAGCGTTATATCCGGCAACATTAGATTTCCAAGTAGTATGGACGCTCATGTAGGCAAAAAGATATCTACGAAAAATTTCATCATCACTATTTGGTCGAATACTTTCCCAATATTCCTTATAACTAACTACCTTATCTTTGGGAAAGTTCTTAAAAAAATCGTCAGCCTTGCTAGTATCCATAGCAATATCTTGAACAGGAATAACAGAGTTCTCAACGATCATGGGTTTCTCCAAAAGTGTTTCAAGCGTTATGCTAACATTCTACACTAGCGTTATCGTCTTGTCAAGCACGATTCTTTAAATCGTTCTAGCAGACCCGTGTAAAACTTTAAAAGTTGGGAAACGAAGACTTAATCCTCCATCTTGGTTCTTAGTCTCTTCAAAATACTGTACGGTTATTTGCTTACCAAGAATCTTCTTAGGATTCTTATAGAACTCCTGACGCTGCTCAATACTAAAACCGCTACCAACTCGTACAGTATAATCCTTATGGTTAATCATAACACAAGAAAGCATAGTCTCCTCATGCTCTGCACCATCTTTAACATAACGAAATGGCCCCATCTCAGTATCAACTACCTCATATTCATCATCAAAAAATTTCTTAACTTTGAGTAGGTCTTTGCTTCGTTTGCCTTTATACGGTTCGTCAGCACGAAGCATGACTCCTTCCCATTTGTAATCAGTAGCATAGTCTGTCCATTGCAGAAAATCATCATCGTTTTCAATTTTACATTGTGCCAATACACTAAGACAAGTACAAGTATTATCTCTCATAACTTCTCGCAGATTATTGTAACGAATAGAATAGGGACGATTCTTTTCACCCTTCTTGCTATAAAATTCATCGTGCGTAATCATATCAAAAATCTTGTATGACGGATTAGGAATAGTGTGATCCTTCTTTTTCAGTTGCTTCATAACTCCCTGAAAATCCTCATTACCATCCTCGTCAACCAAACAAAGTTCACCATCAAATACAACATTAGTAATTCCCAATGCCTTGATTCCACCAGCAACAATATCAAGGGTATCAAAAGATTTTCCGGTTCGTGAGAAGAAAGAAGCATCGCCATTTTCATCAACAATAGCGATACATCTGGCCCCGTCGATTTTACGACTAACATACCAACCGTCCTTCCAACTTACCAGTTTAGGCTCATACTTATCTGCCAGAGCAACACTAAACTCTGGAATATGGTCAGGAATAGCCTTGTTGATAATCTTATCGCCAGCACGGGTTTTCAAGTCCTTATCAATAATACAATGAATGAGTTCTTCAATGTTGTTTTTATTTGACTGACTATCAATAAAAGTATGGACTGCTCCGATAGCATCGTGACCAGTAATTTTGCGACTCTTTAGGTCATCTAGCAGACCAAAGAAATTCTTATAAGACTTTCCCCTCAAAGAGTTTTTCTTCTTGAGATTATCACTTGTGACATTATATTGCCAAAGAGGATGGTAGGTATAGAGTAGAATTTTCTTAGCAAAACTTGCAGCCTCAGAATTATGATTACAATAATCCTCAATAATCCCTTGCTTATCAATAGTGCTGCTAGTCGCCCTAAGATCACGAACCATATACCAAACATAATTAAAATCGTGAATCATCCAAATAGTCTCCTGTGTTTAGCGTATTCTACCATACGCCAATCCTATTGTCAAGTATCGACACATGCGTAGTTTTTCTTTAAGCGTTCTTACTTATGTTTCCAAATCGAAATATCATTATACTCATTTTTATGAAATCTAGTATTTATATGAATACCATAGTCAATATTATCTTTAAAATATTTAAATAATACATAATTAAAAATTGGCATATCTAAAGATATTTCTATATTTTTTGAAACTTGAGAATGATATTGTGTTAATTGTTCTAATAATCTAATACATATGTTATAGTCTCCACCAACTATACCTGCATTTAGTAAAGTATGATCTCTATATTGATTTAATACTTCATCAAAATCTGATATGGTTATATATTTAAATTTTTTTTTCATATAAGTAGATAAAAGTTTGTCTTTATATTCACTACCACAATATAAAGTATTATTTTTTATATCATAGTTTTTTAACATAAGCACGTCGGTACTATCAACCATAAATAAATTTGAAAATTTATGTTTTTTTAAATACTTATAATAAACAAACCATCTATATGTTGTTGGAGTATATTCTTCATTGTTTTCAATTCTTACCCATAAACAACCATCTATATTCGGAATATTATCAAAACAATCATGGAATACAACAATATTAGATCCATTTTTTAGAACACTATCAATTAGTGGAAGTATTAGAGTATAATCATTTTTCCAAAAATCTATCCTTTGATCATCTCTAACAACATGTTTTCTATAATCATTAAGCAATAAAGGATCAGGCGTTGAACAGAAATATGATGCTAAAACTGTATTTATCATGGGATATGTAATATGTCTTCGGTTGTTCCGTTAAGTGTTTGAAAAATACTACAATTATCGTCAATTAAAATTTTAGGGTACCATTTATAAAAATTTTGTTTAACAATTTTTTGTTCAGAGTAATCTTCGACCTTTACAAAAGATAGGCACTCGCTATAAAATTTAAGCATTGATTCTTTTTTGCCGATACACGCTCCAGCATTTAAATAACAAAAGGGTTCACGAAACCATTTTTTTTCATCGCTATAATCTTTAGGCCAACAATTTATTTCGGCATTAAACAGAATATCACAATTTTTCAATAAAAACTTTTCTATAATTTCGCCCAAACAAAAAACAACAACATCTGAGGAATCCATACTGAGAACATAATCGGTCTGATTCGACTTTAAGTAATCTATTATTAGTGATATTTTGTGAATATTATTCCATTTTTTTATATCGGCTCCCATAACTGTGCATCTATTTTGAATTGAGTTCTCTAAACTCCCGACATCTTTATTGCAGTGTGATGATCCATTATTAAATGTGACTATTTGTAGATTATGAGGTATAAAAACATCGTTGTTACATAAATCTTTAATTCTTTGCCACAAAGGGGATTTTTGTGGTATTCCATGAGCATGAAAAATAGTTGGATTTGTATTATAGATTAGATTACAAAATTGTTTCATAAATTATTTAATGCTTTTTATATATACTGATAAATTATTTTTTGGATTCCAATTTAAAATGGTTTTTGTTTCATTATTTTCTGCCAGAGTAGTTGGTGCTTCTCCAACCAAATCTGGTTTGTATATTATATTATTGTATTGAAACATATCTACTACTTCAGATACGCTATAATTCTCACCTCTGCCTAATTCAAATTCAAATCCGTATTTGAGATTTATTATAATTTTAATTATTGCATCACATACATCATCAACATGAGTAAAGTCACGGCGTTTAGATCCATCACCATAAATGATAAAAGGTAAATTGTTTTTATAATTATATTTCCATTTACCAATTAATGTTCCATTATCATCCATCAATTCATTCGGTCCATACACATTATATAATCTAGCAATAGATGCTAATAAACTAAAATTTTGTTGATATAGTCTTATTATGTCTTCTCCAACATCTTTCGTAAAAGTATATGGATTACTAAATTTGCCGCTATGATGAGAACTTGTTCCAATATAAACTATTGGAATACTATTTTGAGCAGCATACTTTGTAATATTATATGTCCCAAGAATGTTAGTATGGAAATATTCTTTATCGTCAATAAAAGATTGTTTTATCCTGGCCTTTGCTGCACAATGAACTATAGCATCAAACTTACCATATCTATGGTAATCTATGGTTGATATAATGTCATTCTTAATATATTCTATGCCTTCTGTGTGATTATTTTCTGATCCGGTAGAATAATTATCTATAGACACTACAGAACATCCTAAAGAATATAATCTTTTTCCAAGATTTGACCCCACAAATCCAGCACCTCCTGTGATAAGAATATTTTTATTCATATTTAATTATCAATAAATTTTCTATTTGAATTTCTGTATTCGTTACCAATATATGTTGTAGATTTTGGCCCAGTCCATTCGTGATGACATAATGCTTTGTTTACTATAATCACTCTTTGTTGACTAGAAAGTTTTCTCTGAGGATGGTCTGCTGGCATAGACATGGTTCTTAATAATAAATAAAGTTCTAATATTGCTAATTTTTTTGTATAAAATAATTGATTCCCCCATGGACTTTCATCACACATTGAAAATATCTCTTTTTTTATACTATAGACTTTTTTCTTATTTACGTCTGGATATTCGTGTAAAAGCATCATATCTGCTGTAGGAAATTCTTTTTTTCCCTCAGATATTGTATTAAATAATTCGTCTTTGTTTTTTATTAATGGAGTTATATCATCCTCCATAATAATTACTTCTTCATAATTATTCTCTAATAAGTGCTCATAGAGAAGGCAAAAACTTGTAGCACATGCTATCTCTCCTTCGCTCAGTTGTCTGCCCATAAAACTTATTGCTAATTTTTTATCATATGGATATATAAATTTATTATTTGTTATATTTTTTCTATCATAACCTTTCCAAAAAACAATATCTAAATTTAGTTTATCTATCCATTCTTTCTGTATTAAAGATTTTCTTTCTGTTGCTCGTTCAAGATTAATACAAAATATTGGAATATTCATATGTTAAAAATAATATTTATCTATCATATCTAAAAATAAATTTAGTCCCATAAATTCTTCAAACGTATTCTTTAGTCCCCACAAATGTAATATTTTATGTTCTTTTAGTCTGTGTCTTATTCCAATCTCACCTTTTGCTGTTATGGATCCTGGCACTAAAACTGGTAAATTTTGTTTATTCATTTTTTTTGCAATAATCGAGGGTAATATATATTGCTCTAAAAATACTGATGTTTTCCAATTATATCCGTCTGTCTTTAGTGTTGATAAAAATTCGGTTATTTCATTATTATGATTGTTAATACCTGTTATTAGATGATCTATGCTGTTTTTAATAGTAATATAGTCCGTACCGCCAAAAATGCCAAAATTATAACATTGAGCAATATCATTATCTATATTAAACCACTCGTCTATTTTGTCTTTAGGCAACTTACTAAAAAAACAAGTTTTCATCCACGGTTCGTGATGCAAAGTTATAAAAGGTTCATTTTTATATGGCTGTATAATATCTTCTACTAAAAATAAATCTAAATCCACATGATAAAATGGCTCATTAACTAATAAACAAGAAACAAGTTTAGTAACAGACCAAAAGTCAAAAGTATTTGGTAATTCATAATCTTTTAAATCTATTATTCTTATATCATCATATGGTATGTGTTTAAAATAAGGTAGGCTTTTTGTATCAGTATATAATATGGTAGTATATTGATGCTTTTTTAAGAACTTGTTTGATAATTCTGCTTGCTTACTTGCTGCTGAAATATTAGCTCTGATGCTAGATGTATCGTTAGGGAAAAAGCTATGTATTGTTATCATTTTGCTGGTTCCTATTTTTTGCCATGATTAAATAGTTTACAGCCTTAATTACACCGGTTAAATTGTCATCAAGTTTACCTATGCCAGTATTACACCTATCACAGAGCCAACCTCTAAAAGAATCATCAGAATGATCGTGATCCAAGCACCATTTTAATGGTATTTTTTTACAACACTCACAAAGTTCTGGTTTTGGTGGTGCTTTTTTATGAAGTTTACCACGAACTTTAGTTTGTTTTTTTACACACTTTTTGCATCTGCTATCCAGATTGTCTTTATACATAGTGTGTTTAGGAAAACTTCCTTTGTTTTTCCTTTTACCGCAATATGAACAAATTTTTCTCATAATATAAGTGGACTAGAGGGGAGTCGAACCCCTGTCCAGAATAAACATCAATATAAACTTCTACATCGTTAGTCTATTGTAATTCGGACACTAGACAAACCTAGAAGAAATTATCTTCATCAGATCGGTTACGATCATTGTCTATGTTTTCGGGTTAGACTTCCTTATCAGATTTATCTGAGTCAACATGATTGGGTAATAAGGCCCATATAGCCCCACTCGTACCTAATTAATTAGGCAGCGAGAGCGAGATTTACTTCGCCAATTAACATTTTTTGAATAACTTTTATACTGGCCCGTTATTCAACCAGTCGATGCCGTCTATATCTATTTTACCTGTCGATACCTTTACTAGCCCTTAGTTTTCCAGTTCAATCAATCTATCGTGTAGATTACTGACCATTTTTGTATGTATCATATCGTTGATCTTATTAACTTCTTTAACAGCCTCCAAAGATTCTGAATGAATAACATTCATTGTTAGTGAAGCAAATAAAACTGATAATAGACATATAAACAGAAGTCTGTATTTCATGATAATCTTTCTTTTAGGCGGGTTAGTTACTTAACTAATGTAAAGGAAGGTCACTATGTTTTACACCATTCCGTTTTTAATCATATTCAGATACTCTTTTTTGCTTATCCAAATATCGTCATTTTGATACCTTTTTGACAATAATGAACGAATCTTTTTTCTTCCAACATAGCATGGTTGAAACCTTAAAGATTGTCCACTAAAATAGCATTTCCTATTAAACAAACAATATTTTAATGTCCATTGTCTATCATGTGTAATTTCAGAAATCATTTTTGATTGGTTCTCTAGTTTTAATATCGTACTTAGTGCCTGAAGTATATGTTTGTTTTGATAGTCTTTTAACTTCTTCCATCAATTTCTTCAGTTCATCATTATCAACTGGCGAAGTTATGCTATTAACTATATGATGTAGTTGATTGATTTTTTCAAGAAATATCCAATTAAAACCAACTGACAAAACTAATAGACCAACTAAAAGAGTTACTATTGGCATACAGCATAATGAACGATGAGTCATAAACTTTCCTTATTTTTGATATGATTAGTGTCCACGATATAATAGTTTCACTGTTATCAAAAGCAAGTTTAAAATAGGGCGAGTAGGAGTCGAACCTACCTATGAACACCTTATAAGAGTGTCGGATGCAACCGGCTTACCTTCCGCCCCGTCTTGTTAAAGATCAATCACCGTCCTGCCACCATTATATCATCGTCATCCATCTTGTCAAGACTTGAATTATTTTGCGAGATGGCTTGTATATTTGTCGCCCTCTAATAAACGGTAATAATGTAGTACATAAAAACCTTGTGCTACAATACATTTTTTACCAAGAGAATTTACTTTATTATAAAATAATCTATCAACGTGTAATATTCCCTTTTCAAAACCACCTACTTCTTTCCATACTCTTTTTTTAAATGAAAAATAAAATCCAGATAAAAAAGTTCCAGTCATCAGTTTTGTAGAATATTGATTTTTATCAAAGAGGTCTTGAGCATATTTTTTATGCTTTATAATATTTTTTTCATTATACATATCTTTGCAAACTTGATCAATATTGGACGTAGCCGCTCTATTAGTTAGACAAGTAACTATCCCAACATCTTTATTTTGATCTAAAATAGAACCCCATATTTCTCCCCAATTCAGATGTAACTGCATTATATCTCCATCAGAAAATGTTATCCAATCATCGTCATCTGGAACAAGACTACAATAATGATTATAGGCTTCTCCTAAGTCACCTTTTACGAAAGGAGTAAAATAATATATCATACAGAATCAGTATTCTTTAATTTCTGAATTTCAATTTGATACTGTTCTATCTTTTTATACATTTCTTGACATGAAACACAAAAATCAGAGGCTATGTATGCTTTGCAGTCATGTATTTTATCCTCAAGATCCCGTATCTTTCTTTTTGTTTCTTCGTTTAATTGGTTTGTCATTTGATTTTCTCTTCTTGGTTGTGGAACTAGTTTCTTGATTTGCCCAAAAAACCATCTCATTACTTTCATTATCCCAAGCACATTCTACTAATCCTTTAGCAGCGAGTTTTGCTAATCCAACATTATGAATCCATGTTACAGTATGTTCATAAATTTTTTCATTAGCATCCTCATTGAGCAAAGGACGCTCTTTATTATCAAACCCAACACATTCGGTTATAACAAGATTAATCATTTGTCCGATACTAATAAAATCATCAAGATTTTCATCGTAAGACTGTGATAGGCTTTTAGCAGCAGCCTCACGCATTTCTGTGACATATCCTTCAAGATCAGTAATGGCATAAACGTCGCCCATGTTCATACTCTCCAAAGTAATTGACTAGATATACTTACTTACACCTTTATCCATATCATTAATTAGACGATCAATTAAACGATTTATAGTGTAATCCATCGAATATTGTCCTCTAGGAAGCCATTTAGTATCATCTCTTAGGCCAGTTTTTATCTGAGGCAACCAATGTTGATATGCCAGATCATATTCTTTTGGAAAATACATCTTTAAAATAGTATCAATTTTATTCAGATGATCTTCTATATGATCTCTATGAGAGTATAGATTTTGTAGTGCTTCTTTTTGTTGAGGATTTAAACTCATACAGCCTGCTCTCTTTGTTTCAATTTGATCAACTTATGCTTGATTTTCCAAACACCGGTTTCCTTATTTTGAATATCTCCACCCATATAAATATGGGCGATACCACCGCTCTTATCAATTCCCCATGCAAGGATACCTTTATCGTCAATTCTTTCTACAACAAATCGACCCCTATATCCCATAGGAATAAATTCACCTGTCTTGGAAAGATAGTACGGCCCGCCACCAACTTTGATTCTGTCGCCTTTAATCAATTCACGCCAATTTACCTTATGAATTTGCTTAATGCTTTTTGCTTCTTTGCCCTTTGGCTTGAATACAAAAATATGATTACATTTTGCACACGAATAAGCACGGGGGCCAGTTTCATAAGAACAATTCGGACAGGTCTTTTTACCTTTAGGCATCGTTTTCTCCTGTGTTAGTGGTATGCTCCTAGTATAGCATGAGTATCGGCGTTGTCAAGCCGGTTTCTTTAAGATTTTCTGCAACCGTCACAAAGAGTGCTAATCCAGCCATTTTCATTTGGACTTCCTCTGTCTCCACAAACTTCACAAATCTTATAACTCATAGCCCCTGCCATAGAAACTAATCCTTCAATATAATCATCCCCGCCACTAAAGTAGATTCTAAGACCGCCAAATTTTTCTTTGATTTGATCGAACTTTACAGGAATATAATCGTTTTTGTATTCTGGTTCAGTTTTTTGTTTATATTCTGTTTGCCAAACAATATTATTTTCGTGATTCTTAATCATAAAACAAAGAGGAGAAATAATATCAAACCAACCATTTCCACATTCTATTCCCCATGCCATGCAACTGCTCATAATATCCTTATCTTTATTAGAAAAAAGTTCTGGATACTTTTCAAAAAGTTGATTTTGTAGTTGCTGATCCATCGGGTCTACCTTTTATTTCTAATTTGCCGGGATTATAATGACAAAAATAACTACTGTGAATACGCTTCTTAGTCAAATTATCTTCTTCAATCTCAATATATACATTGATACGATACCGATTTTCCCAAACATTAATGATCTTTGTCATAAGATGATGCTTAGGCTTTTCAACTTGCTTAAACAAGAGGCTTTCAATTTCTAAATCCATTTTAAACAGTCTCCATATTTGTGTTAGAAGTATCAATACTCAAAGAAATTTTATTATCCGGCATTTGAATAAAATCAGTAGGATAATATTCTAGAGTTTCAAAATCAAATACTTGCACATTTTCTTGCCAAGGAAAACTGCCGGGATTATTAATATCATTTGCTCTTTCATAAAGAAAGTTATATAAATCTAACCAAGTCATATTATTATTCATCTTGCTCTCCTATTGGCACGATCAAGTTTACGAATAGTTTGTGTAGCATTAGCAGGAACCATAACAAGAGAGGGAGCAGTTTTATGTCCCCAATCCATAAATCCAACAGCACGATTTTCTACGCTGCAATCTTTACAAATAATTTTGCGACCAGTTTCAACAAGAAACTCGTAGCGATCAACTCCAACACAGTTTTTGCAATAAACACAATTCATGGTTTCCTCCGTTTAGCGGATTATACCATAACCATCGGCATTGTCAACTCGTTGCCTTCAATCAAATTTCCAACACTGTCAATAAAATTCCCGTCATCATTACTATAATAGACCTCATTCAATCCTACAGCATTAAGAAGTTTATTACAATTTTCACAAGGTTTACTTCCTAAAATTAATCCCTTTCGATTAATACGCATAACAACAACTGACCAATTAGGATCAATGGTATTATACTTATCCAAAAGTTTAGAAATAAGACGAGATTCAGAATGATAATATGGGAACTCCTTATATTTTTCCAGATTAAAATCTTCACCGATTCTATAAGCACCAGTGTGAGTCTTGATCGGGTTATTTTGGGTGAAACAAATTAGTTTGGTTCCATCAAATGCGGCGGCATAGTGGTAGCACCTAATTAGTCTGGTCGGATTCCAATTGTTGTATGCTTTGCGAATTGTTTTGTTTATTATCTTCATTTTTTATCCAAATATCATCTAACATTTCAACATCATAATATTGCGTTGATGGTAGTGGTGTTAATTTTACGTTTTTATTTTCTGGATTATCTGTAAGTTTTATTTTTTTGGGCTCTTTCATAAATAGTTCCTCATTTTGATGCTAACATATATAAGCCTATATTTGCAAATGCGTATCCAATATATGTAATAAGCATACCATAGTTCTTATGCAAGATTCCCTGCTCAAAAGCAACCCAAATATAAATTAATCCTGTGATTAAAATTAAATGATGGCTCATGCCGCAACTCCCTTAGTAATTTCTATGTGATTTTGTATAGCCAAATCTTTTGCTTTTAGTTCCATATCCACATCAAATTCCAACCCATAAGTATTAAAAGCATTTTCTGAATAATCAGCGTGTTTACGAGGATTATTTCCAACAGCAGATTCACTATAATGAAACAAAGGTTTCGTCTGCCAAGTATCCCAGCACATATTGATAGCCTCACACTCTGTCAAATTATTAGAATGACACTTATGATGCAGATAATCAAAACAGATTGGGATGCGTGTAATTGGATGGAAAATATCAACCAATTCTTTTACGCTCCAACAGTTGAGTTTATCGTCGTTTTCAATGGTTAATCGTGCCTGACAATTTTCATCAAGACGCTTAAAGTTTTCATAAAAACGATGACTAATTTCTTCTCTAGTACCATTGTTATTATGAACGTGTAGATTCATGGGGGAATTAGTGTTTACTGGCAAGCCAATTCTATCGAAAAAACTACTATAGAAGTTCAATTCTGTAATAGTCTTTTCCACAACTTTTGGAGTCAAACTAGACAAACTATTAAATTCTGATGGATGTGCAGAAACTCTTACATTACTACCAATAATACTTTGTGCAATATTATCAAATTCATCTTGAATTTCATCATGATTAGGTAAATCTTCCAAACTTACATTAGCCTCATCATAAGTAATAAGGGGGAAAATGTCACTACTAACACGATAAACATAATCATTCTGTCCGCAAAACTCAATAGTTTTACGAGTAGTAATAAGATTATTAAGAATCCTATCTCCAAGGATTGTTATGGCTTCTTCTCGCGGCAGAGAATCGAAGCGTTTAAAAGTCATGGTCTGATGACAAATACCCTGCTCTTTAAGTTTGAGCGAAATGCAACACAGTCCGTAACGCATAGTCTCCTCGTTTCTTACCACTATACCATAAGTATCGGCATAGTCAAGAGGCAACTTGAAAAATTTCTTCCGCACTGTAAATTTTAACTAGAGAATATTCTATACTAGGAAAATGAAGTTTGAAATTAGATAATGCTTCATCAGACGATGCACCGTCGTGAACCTCATTTATTAATAGATTCTGTTTTGATGAATCATTATTCTTATAAACTTGAGCAGTAATATTAAACAGTTTCATAATGTGTAAATTCTTGAAAATTGGTGTCTATTAAAATAATTAAATAATCCATTCTTTATCATACCCACCAAGAGCCTCACTAACGGTAGGAAACTGTTCACAAAAAATCTTTTTACACTCTTTTGCAATAATCATATGTTCTTTTTGAGTTCCACTTTTTTCTCTGAGTGCTATATAGGTCATCCATGATCTAGGGTTTCCTGTCATATATAGTCTAGTTGGAGTTGCTAGGGGTAATATAAATCTGGCACACTCTTTTGCTACTCCATCTTTAATCATACCATCGTATATTGCTTTGCCTTTAGCAAAATGCTCTCGTATCTGAGTATTCCATTTTACCTTAATTTCATCAGAAATATTTTCAATACTATTTTGTCTATTTTTATTATCTTGTCCACGAAGTTCAAATAGTGGAATTTCTTCAGCTAATAATGTAGTGTCAGCATATCTTTGCGAAAATTCCTGAAAATTAAAACTTCTATGTCGTAAAATTTGAGCGGCTAATCCTCTAGTTGTGTTAATTTCTAGACTTAGTGATGCGTGTTCAAAAATAGAAATATGCTTATGATCAATACAATACTTTAAAAGTTTAGCATAGTTATCGTTGTTTTGATTATTCGGATTGCTTACTCTCGCACAATAGGCCATTAATTTTTCAGCATCTGGAGTAACACTAACTAATTTTACGTTCATCTTTTATTTCCTTAAATGAATAAAAATATTCCTCTTCTTCTGATTCACTAATCCATCTACTGCCAGTATTCTCACAACTGAATTCTTTACTAAATACTTTCCAATCTGGTTTTTTGTCGAACTTTTTTCCTATCCAACTTCCACCATCCATCCACAATACTCTGTTATTTGGCTGAATGAAGTATTGACCATTACCCTCAAATACATGACCGCACTTATGCCCTGCTGCCATCTCAGCATAATTAAATTGGTATTGTGGCCCAAAACACCAATCTATAGTAAATAGATATTTTACTTTTTCCATAGTTTTATTTTTGAGTATTATGTTCGCTGCCCTATTTTTTGTATATGAATTTATATTTATAGAAGCATAATAACTCATACTATCCCAGAGTTGAATCCAATCCAAAGAATAGTCTGTACCACCATCTGAAGACGTTCTTAAATAATGAATAGGAACTCTAGCGTGTTGACTACCATATTCTGTCATTATAGAAAACAAACCACATCTTTGAGGTATGCTAGTAAAACTAAATACTTCTATGGGTATTCTTTTTGCATTTACATCTGGCAACTTATCATATAAAAAAGAAGTGTCTAGATAACAGGCAAAAACAGGAATATCTAAATTAAGATAATTACTCATTTATATTCCATCTCCATTTCTTAACTATTTTTTCCCATAC